TCATGGCACGTTATAACCTGCATGATTATCTGGATGATCAGCGTCACTGGCTTGCTGTTTGGCAGGATCACCTTGAGAAGCTGGTTGGTCAGCCTCTGGTTTGATCCCCACGTTATCTTCCCAGGCCAGCAGGTCTGAAAGTCTCCACCTTTTAGGGCTGCCATTTATTTTAGGCTGCGGGAATGGCTGAGCAAAGTAAGAGGGCATCCGGGATGGGGTGCTCCAGAAATAAAGTGTGCTGCGCGATATTTTGTATCTGGACAGAACGTCATCGGTTATCAAAATTTCATCTGATTTATGAGATGTATTAGTCATAAAAACCCCTTAGTTACATTGTCCAGGCAGATGGTGTAGCCGGCGCGCGCAGCTCATGGCTGTGGCCACATAGCTACTTTTTCTGTTAACAACTTCTACAGTGATCTTTGAGCCTTGAACCACCACCGTATAAGTTCTCTTCGTTTTCTGTCGACCGTAGGCGCCATAGAGCTCAACATGTTTTGCCAGCGCGGCATCACAAGCCTGGCGGCCCAGCGGTGATTGTTTGCTTCGGTTAATCAGTCGCATATTCACCTCACACAAAAACATCAACTGGATCGCCAGCTGCGCGCGCGTTGTCGTTCGCTTCCCGGCGGAGGCCGAGAACATAGCCAACGGGATCCCAACTGTACAGAATTGCATTGAGCTCTTTATGGCTGTGCCAAGTTGTCAGGCGTTTTTTAAGCTCGCTGGCGCAGGCGCGCACGTTCGCCCGGGGGGGGCCGGCCATTTTCATGCATAAGCACAAAGTCAGAAGCAGATCCGAATATTCGTCGGCGGCTGCACGCAATGCTGCCGGGTCGATGCTGGCTTCCAGCTCAGGTAATCGATGTTTAAGACTCATGCTGTCAGCTCCTCAATTCGTTTGAACTTAATAACCCAAACCCATGGATTGGAATTCCATGATTCGTCGCCGTAGATTGATTTCCAAAGGGTTACGAATGAGCCGCGGGCGCTCAGTTGATGTTGAGTCCAGCCTGGCTGATAGTGCTTCCAGAAGCCCCCTCGTAGCTTCGCCACGCCTTCTGCCTGAGCATCATGCTCGTTGATAGCGTTTAGCCGCTCAACCCGCACGTCGGTGATTTCCAGCAGAATGCGGCTGGCCCAGCGCGGCATGTGCAGCGAAGGAGTCCATTTCTCAGGCGTTGCCGGCTTATTGCAGACAGCTACGGGTACACGGTGGGTTTGCTCAGTCCATGAATTTCGCTCGCTGGCTTTGTATACCAGGGTGGCGACGTCTGTAGCCCGGCTATGCACCCGAAAGGCCTCCCGCACCCAGATGCGATCGCCTGGTACTCCGTATGGGCAGCATTCCCTGATCAGTTCAGGTACATCTTCCGGGTAGCAGCCGATAAACTTCTTCTCGATCTGAATGAATTTTGAAATTTGGTCACTTCCGACCGTGCAGTCCTTTATAATCCTGCGCGTCTGCGTCTTTCGGCCATCCAACAATGCCCGCACCATCTCCCCGTTAAAAATCATTCCGCGTTCAGTAATTTTCGTCATATCGTTACCGGGAGGGCGAACCCTCCCGCCTCCCTTAGCCCACGTATTCCGGTTTCATGTCGTCCAGGGTGATGCGGAACTGGTCATACAGTTCATCACCGAGGTGGCGGCGCGATGAGGTCAGGGTGCTTTCTGCCTTCGCAAATAACGCTTCGGCTTCCGGATCCCCCGGGTTAGGAAGTGAATTTATGGCGGCCTCAACTTTGTTCTTCGCATCAACAAGGTAGTAGCGTTTCACCGCCTTACTCTTCAGTTCGGTATACAAAGCAGTACCCAGCAGAGCTTTCTGTGATTCGATGTCTACACGAATGGCTTTGGCCTGGTCCACTGAGTCAGCTGTATCAATCCGCTCTCGGAGTTCGTGAGCAACAGAGTCAACGTTAGATGCAGGCTCTTGCGTGCTGGTGGAATCGCCAACGGAGTGTGTTATCTCATTCAGCGTGACCTTTTCTGTCTGCGCCGGGTTGATAACCCTTTCTTCGCGTTCGTCAATTTCATCGGCGGTATAGACCCCGAGGATCACATCCGGGCAGTACAGTCGCGCCCAACGTTTAACGGCGAGATAGGCCAGTTGCTGACGGGGGTCGCTCGCCCACAGTGTAGAGTTGCGGACTTGTGCCTGCGAAAGCATCAGCACAAGCTCGCGAGGTTCTGATTCTCCTTTGAGCGTTGCCCAGGCGCGGACGCCCACGCCAGCTTCATCTTGCAAATCCCAGCCCGGCGCGATGTAGTCGTTACCTTTGCCGCTGGTTTTTTTAATGAAGCGGCCAACGATATTTTCCCATGCACCAAACCATTCAAAATGGATCCGGTCTTTGGTTGGAGCCATGGTGTTAATTACCGCATTCACCAGTTGTGACTCATAGCCAAGCACACCTGAGTTACCCACGATGAAGGTTTTCTGTGCCACTGCAAACGGATCCATACCCCAACGCGCTGCCTGCATCACTACAGCCATGCACGCATCTGGTTTCCCGCGATAATGCTCAGGCACGAAGTTTCCACTATTGGCCATTACTTCCGAGAGCGTGCGCAGGCGGTTGAACAATTCACCGTTCGTCAGGATAGAAACGTTGTCGATCTTCTGGGTCTGGTTTTCAGTAGTTGCGACTAAATTGGACATTGTTATTCCCCCTTATGCCTGTAGGCGCAGCGCTTCGAGACGGCGCATATCAAAATCGTTAAGTTCTTCGGTGTAGTCTTCGGTAATCGGCGCCGGCCATTCGCCAGTGTCGAAACCGTTCGCGATGGCACGCATTGCTTTGCGATATTCCAGCATGCCGAGTTCCAGCAGTTCTTCGGATGCCTCGATGATGGCGATCCAGTGGTAGTTCTCGTCTTTGTTGACGAATATCCAGAAGAACTGGTCAAGGGCTGCGGTTTCGCAGTACATAGCCGCGCTCAGGTGGTAATCGCGCTCGATGATTTCCCGGTGCAGCTTCGCGCGCAGGCCTTCCTGCTTAATGTTCCACATACTGATGGTTTTCAGGTCCGCACCAATGCGCAGGCCGCCCATGTCTATCTCAAGGTCAGGGCGCACGCGAACTTCCAGCCCGGTTTCCTCATCAATGCCGAAATAGCTCACCTCGACGGCACGGCTCGGGTGCGTCAACAACTTGCCAGCGGTCGGGTGATTCAACAGTGCTTTCTGAATGGCCAGTGCCGTAGCCAGCTGCTGGCGGGTAACCAGCACTTTTCCTTCCGGGTTCTCGCGCCATGCATCCAGCAGCTCGTCGGCAAACACGGCATCCGGTTTTACCGATTTCACGGCCTGAATCAGATCGGCCTTTGTGCCAGAGACTTTCAGGGGCTGCGCCTTCTGTGTTTCCTGAGCAACCATGTCAGGATTAATAAGCGCCAGCTGTTCCAGTAAGGCATCGCGGCCACCGCTGGTTTTCACCTGGGCGGGCAGGGTGGCGTTGTATTCTTTGATGCAGGCCTTCATTGCGGTGGCGGTTTGCTTCTGACCGTCTTCAATGCGCTGGAACTCAGCAGGTAAAGACATATAACCCTGGCCGGTTTCTTCAACTGATGTACCCAAGGGAACCTGGGCGGGCAGGTTCGCGTTGTATTCCTCCAGGTATCTTTTGATGTCATCTGCGCTGAGTAAAACCGGAAGCCCGTTGTTGTATTCGTCGATAAATGCGCGGATCGTCGCCGTAGTGGTGAAGGCGCCTTCCGGGATTTCCGGCTCGATACTGAATTCTTTTTCCAGCTGATCAGGCTGCAGCGCCAGTGCATGCACCAGATTTCCCATATCCAGAACAGGGGAGCGTACCTTCTGGATGGTCTTGGATACGTGGCGCGCCTCGAAATACATCAGCGATACCCGCGCATCTTTAACCATCGTGGAGCTGATGCCGTTAGCGGCGTGGTAGACCTCATTTGGCACGCCTTCATATCGACCAGGCTCGAAATACTCCGGCCATGCTGACGCTGCTTGTTCAGCATCTTCCTCATCATCACTGTGAGCATTCTCAGAAACCTGGCTTTTCAGCACTTCGGCGGTAAGATCCGGGCAGCGTTCAGCCAGTATTTCGCTCATGTTCACGGCAGTTGTTTGCGCAGGAGGTTCATCAGCGCCTTCGCCTGTTGATACCGCATTATCATTTTCGTCTTCGACCGGCTGAGCCGTTTCCATCTGCACATCGCTGGTGGTTTCCCCGGAATTAGCTGGATGTAATTTTTCTTCTGCAGCGCGCTGGCGCGCCTGGTCCACGATAGAAAGTGCTGGTGCTGGCTGGCTATCCATCAGACCATCAATCGAAAAAACACCATTGCCCATGTTTGAAACTTCAGGCTGTTTGGGTTTGGTCAGGTCTTCGGTTACCCACTTCGGATCCGTGGGGTCACTGATGCCTTCGACATATTCGCCACGTTCGGCGGCCAGAACCTGATTAGCGTCAGGGCGTTTCTTTTGAGCTTCTTTCACCAGTTCGGTGCCAATTACCTGAAAGTCAGTTGGGAGAGTTTCCAGGTCAGGCACACCTTCATCTCCATCGATAGCCTTTTTCACAGCGTCCAGAGTGACGGCGGCAGATGAAACATGACCAGCTTTTTCAAGAGTCTCAGCAGAAGGGGCGTCATGCTTATGCTCGGTCAGGTTCGCATTGATATAGGTCTGCAGACTTACCGGGAAATGATGAATGTCGCTGGTGGCGCCACGAATAAGGGCAAAAATCGCGGCGCGGGAATAATCCAGGATGCCTGCAACCTTGCGCAGCGCTGCCGACCATTCCTTGAACGGACTTTCTTTCTTCTGAACGATCTCTTTGGCCCGGCGGTGAATTGATGCCGGGAAATTGTAGATATCGAAATCCATTGGCATTGTGGCCAGGGCTATTTCTACATCGAGCGTATCAAGGGTATGGGTGTAGTCAGGGTTGCGATCGGTTTTATTACCGCCGCCAGCATTAGTTCCTGCATCAGTTTTCAAAACCGAAGAAATGCAGTTACCGGCAGCCCATTCCCTGGTGAGAATGCCGCGGTCGATCGCGTTCGTGGCGAACCACAGCTTTGCAAACTGAATACGTTTGCCGAGCTCATGCCGTTTCCCTTCCGGGAAGACTTTTTTATTGGCGCTGGTGAATTTCCAGAGCGCCGGCATATCGTATTTTTTGATTTCAGGGATATTCTCGGCGGCCAGAATCAGATCCTGGACGGCTGCGTTATCAGTGTCCATTTCCAGAACTGACAGCTCCTGCCGGTGAGGCATGCTGATATGATAAACGTGGCGTTCTTCGGCCATATACTGCGCCAGCAACTGAGCGCGAAAGGGGAGTTCTGCCACGTTAAAAAGCGCGCTCGAATCGTCTAGGTATTCATCGCTACCGAAAGTTTCCACGGTCTCATCTTGTGCCGCGTCGCCAGTAGTATTGGCATCAACCAGCTCTCCAGTAACGGCCTCAGCGGATACCCCGGCATCATCGATGTGATGATCCGCTGGCGCCTGACCTGGCTTCAGAGCCCAGGTGCGACTATCATCACCGAGCTGGTAGCGTTCGCACCATGAGTAATCGAGAACACCTTCCGCCGGCAGGTCATTGAATACCGGGAAATCGGTGCGAATTGGTTTTTGATAATCCTTACCGCGGCCTGTTTCGATCCCAGCGTCTTCCAGATCGACGTCCAACTGCAGAAGGGCGCGAGCTTCTGATTTATTAGTGCGCCAGATTACGGCATCAGCTTTACCCGATTTTTGAGTCGCTTTTATCAGATAAAAATATTCCATGTGATAGCCTCTATTTTGGATGTAGAATCCCCCGGGCCATTGGTAGCGCCCATTTAGGGTGGTCATTGGTTTTGGTAATTTCCGGTGTAACTTTGGTCGGTGGCACCGGACGTACAGCCCGCTTCGGCGGGTTTACGTTAGCCCTCGTGCGCCATCTGGTCGTAAGAGGCGCAACGTTCAGAGCAGTACTCTTTTTCTTTCCGTGCGAGCTGGTTCCCCTGGAGGTACAACAGGGTGCTCACCACTGGTTTTCCCTCGATCGCTTTACGGCAGTAACCGCATTTCTTCTGCATTCTTCCCCCTACATTTGCACCGTGAACCCAGCCGGATGCTCGTCCAGTAAACCTTTCAGTGGATAACATTCAGCTTTCACGTGTTGCTCTTCTGCAGCTGCCTTGCAGTCATTCTCAGTGTCGTAAACGCCGAGCAGGACATCCTGATTACCGCCCGTCAGCATGCTGACGGTGAGAACCAGGGCAAACATCGTGCTCATGAAGGGCCTCCTTTTTTGCGCGAGCATGTAGCACACCCGGCGGATGAAAGCCGACAGCGGATTTAAACGAACAGCCTGCTGACGAGCGGGTTTGCGTGCGAAATCATTCATAGAAACAATCCCCTCAGTGCGCTGAAGAGCGCGATCCAGATGAAGAGCCCAATAACTGCTGAAATGATCAGGGCTCTGATGCCTTGCTTGCTCATTCCAACTCCTCATGTTTGCCTGTCTTTTAACCACTTCAGGCTCGGTGGTATGCTGGTAGTTCTCACACAGCCAGCAAGGAAATAAAAAATGTCAAAACTGACAACTATGAAAGTTGCTTGCCCTGATTGCGGAAGCGAGATGCTCAAGCGTCCCGATGATTTCGACTTTGATACAAATTTTGTTGGCGTCAGTTGTGCCAACTGTGGTCGAGAAATCACTAAGGACGATGTTGTTAAGCAAGGGACGGATGTTGTCAAAAAGCAGGTTGACGACATCCTCAGGGATGCCTTCAAGGGAACGGGCTGGAAGCTCAAGTAACCCCAGTAGTTCCTCGACCTGATTGATTACTTCCGTGGCGTCTATTTCGAGTTCAATAGGCGCCACCTTTACCTTACTCATCTCACCCTCATTGCCTTGTCGCCGGCCAGCGGAACGTTTACCACCTGACAACAATGCGTTTGTTGTCGATGAGCTAAATTTACAACCATTAATTTCAATAGTCAAATAATTGAAACTAAATTTAGTAATTGAGAACGAAAAAAACGCCGACTATGTCAGCGTTAGGGGGCGGGGAGTTAGCGGTTAAGGTCTTTTATCAAATCACCAACATCATCTTTTAGTGCTTGAAGGTCTCTCAAAACGCCCTTTGCGTGAAGGATTAAACGTAGTTTTTCCGCTTCGGGAAGTTGATTAAAGATGCTAAGGAGCGCCTCTTCTGTAACATCGAGTTTTTTGGGAAGACCTAGTTGAGCTACCAGTTCGGGATCATCTGTATCAGGCTGCATGAAATACCAGTGCTCGGGCTTTCCCGTTACTTCAGCAAGCAACTTCATCTTCTTGCCCCGCGGAATAGAGATTCCTTTCGCCCACTTCTGAGCCGCCTGCGGCGTTACACCAACGCGGCGGGCTAAATCGGAAAGGTTCCAACCATGCTCAGTAATGGCTTGGTTAAACCTGTAAGCAAAAACTTGATTGGTTTCGGTAGTCATACTTTCCATTTTACAACCCCGCGTTTCAGAAGTAACTGAAACAAATTGGAGTAATTTAATTGAAACATACGGTTTCAATGTGTATGCTTATTTTCAACAAAAGGAGGAGTCATGAACGAGCAACTTAAAAACAAAGTTAAATCAATCACTACACAAACCGCGCTTGGTGAGGCAATGGGTCTTTCATCTCAGGCAGTAAGTCGCTGGATGAATTCTGGAAAAGTCCCTACGTCACGGGTGCGCGCGCTTTGTAAGTTTCTTAATTGGCAGGTTACACCTCATGAAATTGATCCTGAGGCGTATCCAAACCCCACTGACGGCCTGCCGAAACAGGAAGGCTGACTATGCAAACACTTTCCTTTCAACAAAATACCGGATTCAACACCGGCGCCCTGATAAAGCGAAATCAGCTGAGAGAGTCAGATCACGACGCTATTCGCTCTGCTGTTCGCGCCTGGGCTGCAGCTGAGGGCCAAGATGTTGTATCGGCACATATCATCGATGAGTGGCGCCAGCAGGGCGGTGAGGAGATCGCGTTCCCTGATGATATCAGCCGTGCCCGACAGAAGCTTTTTCGCTACCTGGACAACCAGGCCGAGTCTGAGCGCTATCGCGAGTACGTTCGCCTCCTTACCCCGGCAATCATGGCCGTTCTTCCGCTGGAGTTCCGACATCGTCTGATGCCTCAGGACGATATTTTGTCGCGCCTGTCTTCGGCCATGAAGGAATGCGCTGAAGCAAAGCAGGCGGTGATGCTGAACGCGCCAGAGCACCAGAAACTGAAGGAAGTGAGCGAGGGGATTGCGTCGCTTTTCAGGCTAATGCCTGAGCAGACAGGAGCGCTGATGACGATCGTGAGCTCAATGCTCGGCGTGATGTAAGCGAGGTTCCATGAATCACATCGAATTTATTGAAAAGAATGTCCGCGAGGAACTTCTTCGCCAGGGCTTCACGCAAGCAGTGGCTCAGGGGGGGGAATACCAGGCGGTCGATATGTACAAGCGGATGTCACAGGCAAGCCGCAAAGGGGGAATGTTTGACGATGTTATGCGATACGCAAAGTTATGGGCTGAGAAGCAGACCAGCGCAGCTGAACGCCGGGAAGCAAAGCGGAAAGTGCGAAAGGGCGGCGACCAGGCTGGGTTGTTCTGAAAGGGTGAAGACTGTTGTGCGCCAACACAGCCAGTCTTCGGGGTGTGAAAAAAGGGCTCTTAGTTCACGGAGTGAGTATGTCAAATACCGCTGAAGTTATCAATTTTCCGATTAAAACCGAGCGTTCGGGAGGTCAAATGGCCGACCTGGCTAACGGGTATACCAAGATCGCAAACGAGATACAGAAGCTCAAGCCGCGTCTGCGGATGTCAGGTCGTGAGTGGCAGTGTCTTGAGGCTGTTATCTGGCTTACCTATGGATGGAACAAGAAGCAGGACCGAGTAACAAACACGGTGATTGCTGAGCTGACAGACCTCGGAGAGTCGCATATTTCCGACACAATCAAATCTCTCGCGGAGCGGAAAATTATCTTCGCTCATAAGCAGGGAGTGATGAAAATTGTCGGTATAAATACTGAGCTATCTGAGTGGATTTTAGACAAACCGAAAACGGGAAAACCCTTCCCGGAATCGGGAAAAGTGTTACCGAAAACGGGAAAACCTTTCCCGGAAACGGGAGACACCCAATACAAGAACAAGAACAAGAACAATATTAAAAGATCTTCTTCGTCTCGGAATTCTAAAGAATCCCGAAACGAGGAAACCTTGAAGTTTCTCTCTCGTCATCCAGAAGCGGCCGATGGGATTTATACCTCTGCGGGTAAATCCTGGGGAACAGCTGACGACCTCAAAGCCGCGCGATGGATTTTCGATAAAGCCCTGACCGTGAATGCCTCCCTCTCTGAGCCGAACTGGGTTGAATGGGCGAACACCATCCGCCTGATGCGCCTGCAGGACAAGCGCACTCACTATGAGATCTGCGAACTGTTCAAGTGGGCAAATGAGGACGGTTTCTGGCAGGAAAACATCCTTTGCCCCTCAAAACTACGTAAGAAATGGGATCAGCTCACAACTAAACGCCTGCGCAGCCATGGTCCATCAAGAATCTCATCAGGCGCCAGTGCGCTGGACAACACAGACTGGATCGACGGAGTACTCGAATGAAATCTATCGCAGAAAGCATGCACAACTTCGACCGTGAAAACTTCCAGCGAGTGGCTGCCGGGCTTCCGGAAATGCAGGACGAGCAGGCAGTAAAGCGCCAGGCGGCCAAGACTGCGGAGATCTTCAACGAGCTGTTCCGCCAGCTGCTTGCCGTATTCCCGGTGTTGGCCAACAAATCTGTGGAAGACCTCAACGAGATGCGTCGCCAGTGGTTGTTGGCGTTCAAAGAGAACGGGATCACCACAGTTGAGCAGATTAACGCAGGGATGCGTGTTGCCCGCAAACAGGAAAAACCCTTCATGCCGTCGCCGGGACAGTTCGTCGCCTGGTGTCGTTCTGAGGAGGCGGTAACTGTAGGCCTGCCAGATGCGAATGAGCTGGTTGAAATGGTTTACCAGTATTGCCGGACTCGCGGCCAGTATCCAGACGCTGAGTCGTACCCATGGCCTGAGCACAAAATCGAACCGTTAACGCTGAAACACAAAGCCTGCTACTGGATGGTGACTGGCTTGTACGCAGACATGCGCGCAAACGGCCTCAGCGACACTGAGCTGCGACGTAAGGCGCAGGATGAGCTTCTGCGTATGGTTCGTCGCATTAAGACCGGTGAAGCTATCCCCGAGCCGGTTAAACAGATCCCAAAGCTTGGCGGACGTCCGCTGAGTAACGAGCAGGGCTTAAACAAAATCGCTGAAATCCGCGCGAAATTCGGTTTAGGCAGAGGGCGGAATCATGGCTAGAGCATTATCAGCAGTTGAGCGCAGAGAGTACATCCGTGCAGTGATTCGGATCACCAGGCATCAGGGGCGCCTTACGACCACCGAGGCAATGAAAAAACTGGGGCTGAGCCGCGCTACTGTCCAGCGGTATTTTTCCGAAGCAGAAGCGACTGGCGAGGTTGTCCGGCATGGTCGTTTGGGGCTGTTCCGCGATCAGCGGGCCGTCATCGACTTTGACATGAAGCGTTTTGGCCTGGTGCCGAAAGTTGCTGTTGGGATGAATTACAGCCTGCTTGGCAGTCCTGTTTTTCAGCGAGTTTTAGATGTTCAGGAGGCTATTCATGGCTAAGAATTCAATCGATGTATACGGTGCCAGCGGCAAAACAAACGTGCTCAATTTCGAGCCTGAAAACCTGCACCTGGTCACCGACAAGACCCACCCACTTTACGATGAGCGTGTACATCTGCCTATCGAGGAAGGGATGGTACTGAACATTGCGGAGCTGGGTGTACTGGAGCCGATCATCGTCTGGAAAGACCCCGAATTGGGGCTCACCTGCGTAGTTGTAGGCCGTCAGCGCGTAAAACATACCCTGGAGGCAAATAAACTCCGTCTGAAAGAAGGCAAAGACCCGCTGCTTGTACCTGGAGTCGTTAAGCGCGGATCAGCAAATCAGATGGCTAAATACATGGTCAGTGAAAACGAAATTCGCCGACCTGATACACCGCTTGGCCGGGCTAAAAAAATGTCAGACGCGCTCGACCGCGGGCTCGATGAGGACGACATTGCGGTGTTGTTTGGCTGCAGCGTTCAGACCGTTCGTGCAACGCTCTCCCTTCTCGATGCCACTCAGGCCGTCCGGGAAGCGGTGGAGGCTGGAACTGTCACCGTTACCCAGGCACGTCAGCTAGGTGCGCTCACACCTGAAGAGCAGCGGGCAAAAGTAGCAGAAATCGAGCGGGCAACAGCTGGTACTAATGGCCACGAAAAAGCTCGTCGACAACGCCAGATTCTCGGTGAAGCAAAGCCGCGTCTCAAATCACGCAAAGAAATCACAAAAGCCCTCGAAGGTGCCAGCGGTGAATACGCGGCGGCTCTGCGCTGGGTGCTTGGGGAGGCTGTATGACAATCGTAAAAACCCATACCGGCACCGTGATCACCAAAGACGGTCCGAAGGTAAAAAAACTGCACCAGACAGAGCGGATGTGGGTCGTCGGCAAAAACGAGTTTTACCATAAAGAAACCGGGCGCCGTCACTTTGCAGAAAATACGCGCCGCCGGTTGTTGTTGGAAACGATTGAGGCGATAGGTGGTTCACATGACTGAACACGTCGAAAAATACACAAACAAGGCTATAGAAATCATTGCCGACTATATCCAGCGCACTAACAAGAAAAACGAGCAGTTACAGGAAGCGAAGGTGCGCTTGGATAAAAAAATCGCTCTGTTCGCAGACGATGAGAACTGCAACACAAACAGGCTGATGTCCGTATTTTTACCAGCAATGACCAGCCATACCCGAGATGGCTTTTTCGAAGAGATAGCAGCGGCGTTAGAAGGAGCCAACCAATGACTAAGTATGAATTACTCGACTCAAAAATAATGAGCAAAATTGATGCGCACCCTACGCCATTTTCCAGTCTGTACGTCAGGGATGTAGCAGAAGAATACGTCCGAATTGCAAAGGATGAGAATAAGCCAGAACCTTTCCGCATTCTCGATCGCCGGCTTCAGGCGCTACGTAAAGCGGGAAAAATCCGCAGTACATCCAAGGGCTGGGTGAGGGCTTAACCAATGACCAGTAAATTAACCAAAGAACGCCTCCTGGAAATCGCTGAAGATGGATTCCTGAAGCATGGCGAAAGCAAAGAGTTGGCCCGCATGGCGCTGGCCGAAAAGGCCAGCGAGCCGGTGATATTGTACCGGGAGTGCAATCCCTACAACGGCTTAACCACAGGCTGGCAAGAGCTTACCGAAAACGAGTTCTCATTCCTCAAAGAGAATGCCGGGGAAAATGCAGAGTTCCTCACGCTCTATCGCCACGCGCAGCCAGCGCCGGTAGTGCCGGATGCATACGTGCGCGATGAGCGCGGAAGAATGATGCTTAATGGCGTCTGCGAGCCGAAAATTGGCTTTGGTTTAGGCTGGAACGCCTGCCGCGCCGCCATGCTGCAAGAACTCCAAAAAAGTGCAGGAGCTGAAGCAACCTGCAGGAGTAACGAAAATGTGCAGGTGCTGCACACCATCAAAGCCCCGCCGGCTATGGGGTCGTTGTCAAAAGCAGGTGAATTGCTGCACACCAACTCTCCGGCGCAATCCGATTGCTGCCCGGCGCCAAACCAAGGATGGATTCCGGTAAGCGAGCAGATGCCGCCAAGTCGCCATGGGGTATTGGTCGGGCGTTGGTGGGGAGATAAGCCGCGGTGGTGTTGCAAATGGGCAACGTATATCCCTTGCCACCCTGATGCGCAGAGTAGCGGCTGGTTGATCCCCGGCGCGTCATGGACGCCAACTCACTGGATGCCGCTGCCGGCAGCGCCGCAGGAGGTGAGGTGATGGACTCTTCCCTGGAATACGCCTGCAAACGCCTGTAGGAACTGGAAAGCCTACTGCTGGTGGATGTGCCTGAAACAGTATGGCCAGCGGAAGTCAGCATGGTCTTCGCTCAGATTGAAAAAGCCGGGCACTCCCGGCGCACCACCAGCGCCGACTGCAGCACCATATCAACCGTATGTGGCTGGAAAAAATGCCTGTACCGTCAATTATCGCCGCGGCAGGTTCGCTGGCCTGTGCCATGGAGAAATTCAAGTGATCAGAGGCTAGTAACGAGTTTGCTGGAGAGTTGACAGCGGTGAACTCTTTGAATAGTTTGCTTGGTAAGTCGGACCACTTTACCTGATGTCTTAATCTTAAACTTATAGGGTGTAAAACTTATGGACATAAGATTGGATGTGGGAATACTTTTGAAAAATTGCAGTGCTTTGAAAAATATGCGATCATATAAATATTTTTCGCATTAGAGTTGGTGGCGTATGGATAAAAGAATCCTCGAACATGAAGCAATTAAACAACTTAGCAAAAAATCTGTACGTAAGTTGTTCGGGGTTCATGATATCCCTAGGGCAAGTTCTCCTTTCCGCTACCCGGGGGGGAAAGATAAACTTACCTCTTTTTTAGCTATATTTCTTACGCATAATAAGTTAAGTGGTGCTAGGTTTATTGAGCCGTTTTGTGGTGGGGCAGGGGCTTCTCTTTCTTTGCTTTTTGGGGGATACGTTAGCGAAGTTCATCTAAATGATAAAAACTACGCTTTGTATTGTTTTTGGGAGCAATTATTAAACAATACTGAAAATTTATTAGATATGGTTTATCAGAACGTGCCAACTATTGATGGCTGGCATAAACAAAAAGAGATTTACCAATCGAGCATTCTCACACCCCATAAATATACCAAGCTTGAGTTTGGCTTTAGTGCTTTTTATCTGAATAGAGCAAACCGATCAGGTATTCTCGGGGCTGGGCCAATTGGTGGTTTGGATCAGTCAGGGAAATACAAGATTGACTGCCGTTATACCGTATCCACGTTAATTAAGAAACTTGAGAAAATTGCGGAGATGCGAGACTCAATATATGTATACAATGAGCACTGCATTGACTTTCTTAAGAGGTTTGATAATAAAGAATTTTATAATAAAGATTTTATATATTTGGACCCACCATACGTTAAAGAAGGTAAGAATATATACTCTAAAAATTTCTGTTTTGATGAAATTCAACACAGGGAGTTGAAAAGCTATATATCAACTTATTCCAATCGCTGGTTGATATCGTATGATGACCATCCATTGGTCCACGAACTTTACTCTAAACATGGCACTAGGGCTGTAGAGTTTAGCTATGTAATGAACCAAGCTAAGGTTGGGAAAGAGCTTATGATAGCTGATTCTAGACTAAGAATGCCTGAGTCATTATTTTCTGTTGATGTTCTACCTATTGAAGATGATTCCGCAAACTTCAAAAAAAACATAAGGACGGCCTAATTTAGGCCGCCTCTGCTTGAAGTGTACTTGTTGTTAACATTACGTATTGACGAATATTATTAACATCATCTCCACGCTCAATTAACAATTCAGGGTTGTTTGTTAACAATTGTAGTCCTTGGCGAAAATATGTTGGTATTCTCAAACGATGTAAAATCGCTCCGAATTCATCTGCATATAATGATATCTGATCGTGATTCATAGATTCATCATCACTCTCAAAATCAAAAGGAATTACTATTGCATCAGTTATTCTATAGATTCGTTGTGAAAGCCAATGATTTTGGATTCTTGCTATGTCTTCTTTTACTGCCTTAGAACGCCAATTATTGCCACTAGCTACTTGTGCAAAATAAATTATTTTACCACCAGGGAAGTTATCATGAGGGTTACAATTTTTCCATGCAATAACGTCTATTCCAGCATCCTTATGGTCAATGGTTTGCAAGTATCTATTGACTTGTTCGAAAGGTTTTAAATGACCTTCACCTATTAACCTTATAGCTCTTTCAAGTGCTTCGTAGAATGTTGAACTATCAGGCCTTGGCCAGCCAAAAGATATGCTATGACCTTGTAAGTAACCTGCGAAAGCTATAGTTGCTGCAACTTGCATAAAGTCCCTTTGCTGGTTAGTTGGACCCGATAAGCCACTAAACAAGCGTGATGCGGACATATGAGAAAAATACAGGCAATAAAGGTAGATATGTTTATCTGCGGATAAATCTTCTAAGTTATCACCTTTCAATACTAAACACTGCGAGTCCTCTTCATATGTAAAAGGATAACTATCTTGGAGGATTTGGCTTCGTTGTTGATATTGATTTATAAGCCGTTGTATTTCATTTTCTACCTCAGCATCTTCCTCTCCAATATCAGTTGATGTGAATGACTCCAGATTTTCAAGTGTATTTCTAAGTTCTGAAATACGCAAAACAAAATAAGGTTTGGATAAGCACAGAAGTTCCAGCCAATCAAGTTTTACTTGAATCGGATGGCTTTCAGGATAGGTCAGCAATTGCATCTGTTAACCCTCAAGGTCTTCTATTTGAAACGTGACTTTTTTGACCTTTTTCTTAAATTGCTCAATGTAATTTTTAGTTGTTTCATCAAGTAATTCAGTTCTATCTAAAACAGAAGATATTGTGTCAAGTTGCTTATTGATCTCTAAAAAAGCATCCTTAATATGCTGTAAGGGATCACCTGCTTGTTTGTATAGTTCAGAAAGACTTTCGCCCCCGGCTTTAAAGGCTCCGTAAGATGCATCATTAACCAAAACCTCACCGAAATATTTTAGATCAGGATTTTGCGATGAAATAAGTGAAGCTCGTTTGTCCTTTTTGCTTCCATACAAGCCAACTAAAACATCCCTTAACTTTTCTGCGTTTTGACTCGGAACAGGATTATCCTGAAGCGTAACGTTCCAGTCGCGCTCTAAGCCTAGGAAATCCTTATATTCTGTACGATTCAATGCAGTATATAAGTGTGAAAATGAAAATTTTGGAGACATTCGGTCTGCATGGATGTCGTATATTTCTTGGTTTTTAGCCTGTTCTAAAACAAACATAGCACTAACAATAGAACGAACTGTATTATTGCTGTCACCTAATTTTTTTGTGATATCGTCTATTGTCAATCCAGTGTGCCGTTCATTCACAAACCATTTATAGGCGAATTGTGCTTTAGCAAATGAGTCCCATTTATGTGGGCCATTGACGTGTTTGAAACCAATGAAAGATCTGGCTTCGGATTCGTTTTTTACTAAATACACAGCTACTTCGCGTAGACTTTCAATGACACTTGGTGTCAGTTCACGAGGAACGACCACACGGCATTTTCTCGCAAGACCTTCCTCAGTGAGTAATTTTATAGCAGCTAAACGTCGATTCCCTTCAAGTACGACATATTTATCCCTTCGCTGCATGACAATTAAGGGTTCAATCGACATGTAACCGTTTTCAGATATTGATTTAATTAATTCTTCTAAATCTGCAGTGTCAGCTAAAGCTTTCACCAGTTCATGGGGATCTGTGTTATCGCCAAAACTCTTCCCGTTGTAGAGTCTTGGATTCTTAGGATCCAAGAGCAGTTCTGTCGGGGATATCGGTTGGGTCTTGTACGGTTCTAAGATAGTTTTCATCGCTATGTATACCGGTATAGGCTTGTTAATAGGGTCATTTTATGTATTTCTCTGGTGTTTACCATGGTTTTTACATCATTAACTTTTAAGTGAACGGTCTTTTGCTCAAAATTTCACCAAAAATGAGGGTGTGGAGCAAACAGTGTAAGTCAAAAAAGATGAAGGGTATGAGATTTGGGGCTACTGACATCTCATTTTACGAAGATGCCAGTCTCATAAAAGCTCTTGTTATACATGGGCATGCATTTTGCGAAAAGTGAATCTTGGGGTTGAAAAATTATTCACAAGCAGATACTGTTTATTTATACAGTATCTGTGTGAGGTGCTAACCATGAAAGTTGAAGTCACAATTGATAAACATAAAAAACTCCCTGATGGCGCCATACCTGCGCTTGAGCAAGAATTGCTGCGCCGCTTGTCCCAGTCTTATGATGACTGCAAATTAACCATTCGACGCACAAGCAACGATGGCCTTAGCGTTTTGGGCGGCGCTGATGGCGATAAGAAACGCGTAGAGCAAATTCTGCAAGAGACATGGGAAAGCGCAGACGACTGGTTTTATTAGTTTAATTGTGATGGTGGCGGCTCCTATCCCAGAGCATCGCATTCGCGTTTCCCTTGATGCTGCTACCCGTTTTTTATGAGTGCGTCTGTATGTCGCTCAGGGGGTAATGTGACAGATGGTATTGACCCAAATCAGCAGGGGAATGTGTGGGCCACCATTACGGACGGATCCGGACATGTGTTGTGCTCATTCCGATTAGCTTTGAATGACCGAATCCTTTTATCGAATATTAATAGTGAAGTATCGGTTAGGAAAATTGCTAAAGATGAACACCTCTGGACAAGAAAATCATTAGTGGAGGTTATTAAGGAAATGAGCTCTAAAAATTGACTCATAACAGCTAGCTACATCATACTTGTAGTGCTGGTCTGAACAACCAGCCACCTGACAGTAATGCGCCACCGGAGAACGTGATGGCGCAGCTTCACTTAATAAAACAATCTCAAGGTATCCTGATCCCCGCGACGCCGGAGACCAGTGATTTTCTGCAATCAAAATGCAAGCTCGGATCCGTTCTGGAAGCCGATTATAAGCTTGTCCGCAATCCGGCGTTTCACCGCCGTTACTTTGCTTTACTCAATCTCGGATTTGAATATTGGGAACCTACCGGCGGGGCGATTTCGTCTAACGAGCGCAGGCTTATCACAGGTTACGCCAAATACCTTGCTGCATATGGCGGGAGTGAATCGGCGTTGCTTGATGCCGCCGGGCAATATCTCGACCGGATAGCTGAGAAGCGATCCGGCTATATCAGTATTTGCAAATCCTTCGATGCTTACCGGGCGTGGGTCATCGTTGAAGCCGGCCACTATGACGCCATACAGCTGCCGGACGGCACACTGAAAAAACACCCTCGCAGCATTTCTTTCGCCAGCATGGACGAATGCGAGTTCCAGGAACTGTACAAAGCATCGCTGGATGTTCTCTGGCGGTGGATCCTCTCTCGTTCATTCAACAGCCTGCAGGAAGCTGAGAACGCCGCCAACCAGCTTTTAAGCTTCGCGGGGTGATGCCGATGAAATACTCATGGTTTCAGCATCCCGAATGCACTGCGGAGCAGGCAGAACAGTTGGTGTCCAGATATCAGGCGCGTGGCATCGTCACCGAGAAAAGCCTTAACCCGGATTATCTGAGCTGGACGGTCAGCGCCAGGCTGCCGGTTTGTGCTCGACCGGAGTATACGCCGCGATCACTTCGTCAACGGATTTGGGGGTAAGCATGGCTAATCTTCGCAAAGCGGCGCGCGGCCGCGAATGTCAGGTTCGTATCCCGGGCGTCTGCAACGGTAACCCTGAAACCACGGTATTGGCCCATATCCGCATTGCTGGATTGTGCGGGACCGGGATTAAGCCGCCTGATCTGATCGCCGCTATCGCCTGTTCATCCTGTCACGATGAAATAGACCGCCGCACGCGCCTGGTAGATGCGGAGTATGCGAAGGAGTGCGCGCTGGAGGGAATGGCCAGAACGCAGGTTATCTGGATGAAAGAGGGGCTGATAAAAGCATGAACCAATATCGAATTTCATTACCCTGGCCACCAAGCAACAACCGCTACTACCGGCATAACCGGGGGCGCACACACATCAGCGCGGAAGGGCAGGCATACCGCGACAGTGTCGCCAGAATCATCAAAGACTTGATGCTTGATATCGGCCTTTCCACGCCACTGAGAATCCGTATTGAGTGCCACATGCCGGATCGCCGGCGCCGTGACCTGGACAACCTGCAAAAAGCTGCATTCGACGCCCTGACGAAATCGGGTTTCTGGCTCGATGACCAGCAGGTTGACTACTACAGCGTGAAGAGAATGCCTGTCGTCAAAGGTGGGCGGCTTGAGCTAACCATTACCGAAATGGAGGCCGCATGAGCCGTGACGTTATCGAACGCATCCGCGACCGCTGGCAAAAGCTTCGCCTCCTGCGTAGCCGAGGCACCGTGCTGGTTGACTACAAAATATTACGCAATTTCGTCCGTATCTATAAGCGCCTGGGAGAAGAAGCATGACAGCTCAATACTTGGAATTTGTTCGCCAGCAGCTGATAGTGGCCACCGCCGATCTGAGCGGTGCGACGAAAGGGCAGTTGATTGCCTTTGCAGAGAACGCACAATTCACCGCTACGGCGCGCAGCCGGGGAAGGAAGAAGGTTTATAGCGAAGTAAAGCAAAAAATGGTTAACCCGGATGGGCCGCCGATGAGCGGCAGCCAGTCCCGCGCTAAGGGTTCATCAATCGCTCTCGTTCTGCCCGTTGAATATTCGACGGCAAGTTGGCGACGGGCTCTGCTGTCGCTGGAAGACCACCAGAAAGCGTGGCTGCTGTGGAACTACAGCGATAATATCCGCTGGGAACACCAGGAGACGATCACCCGGTGGGCATGGGGGCAATTCAACGAAAAGCTGGCCGGCGTGCGCATTGCAAAGAAAACAGTCGATCGCCTGCGCCAACTTATCTGGCTGGCCGCGCAGGATGTCAAAGCCGAGCTGGCAGGGCGGGAGGCGTATGAATATCAGGCGCTGGCGGAGCTGGTTGGTGTAGCAAAGTCCACATGGACAGAAACCTACCTCCCTCATTGGCTGGCGCTGCGCAGCAGTTTTGTGAAGCTTGATAGCGACGCTCTCATATCGGTAACGCGATCACGTTCACAACAAAAGGCGACAAATTTAGATGTAAGTCTTGCAAAACCGAACTGAAAGGCATATATTTCATGTAAATCTGATATCGTCGCCATAGCTTCGATTGTCGACACAAAGAATTCAAGCCCGAGGTTAACGCCTTGGGCTTTTTGCTTTCCGGCGACACGACAGGGGTATTCGCGAGATGCATTGCATCAGTACCCCTGTCACATCGTCGTAGAGCATTGAAACGAGTTTCATCAGATGTTAAATTTTTGGTGTGGTGAATCCCCCTATGCGGAGGGGCATTGCCAGTCTGATATGTTTTTTTGCGCATTGCGAGTCGTCTGTGGACTGGCGGCGACTTACCGGGAGGCACCCGGCACCACACCTAATAAAAAATGATGATAGCTGTAAGGCCCACTTCGGTGGGCTTTTTCTTTGGGCAAAAAAAAAGCCCGCATGGTTTCATGCAGGCAAGGCAGTTACATTTAGATTTTGTCCCGGTATATGTTTTTTGTCCGGAAGTCGAAAGATACTGTCTCGAATACATTTTGTAAATAACGGATTCAAATCACAAGGCCATGCATTTGCATGGCTTTTTTATTATCAGGTCCCGCGGAAATCATCACCGACATGCTTCGTTGTTAAATCCAGCCTGACGGGCCTGACCTTCTCACACACAGCTTCCCGATCTTTCATCGGAGGCGGTAACTATGGCTAAGCGTATGCAAGACAAAGAGAGCATTGCCGGGATGTCCTGGCTGGTTCTGCTGATCATTGCTTGCTGGGGTGGACTTGTCCGCTACCTGATAGATGTGAAGCAGAGCAAGGCAACATGGAGCTTGATCAATGCTCTTGCCCCAAATGGTAGTTTCAGGGTTTACCGGCGTTATTGCTGGCCTGGTGAGCATTGAAAGCGGACTGAGCATTTACATGATTCTGGCAACCGCGGGGATAAGCGGCGCGATGGGCTCCGTAGCGCTCACGTATTTCTGGGAACGAATCACCGGAGTGAAAGCACAATGACAGCAGACCAGATTATCGAGGGGATCCTCGGCAAGGAGGATGGTTATGTCGATCATCCGTCGGATAAAGGCGGGCCGACCCGCTGGGGCATCACGCAGACCACCGCCCGTGCACATGGCTACACCGGTGATATGCGGAACCTGCCCAGGGAAACAGCAAAGCAAATCCTGCTGAGCGATTACTGGACCGGCCCCCGGTTTGACCAGGTGGCAGCTCTATCTACGTTACTGGCAGATGAGCTTTGCGACACTGGCGTGAACATGGGGCCATCTGTAGCCAGTAAGTTTTTCCAGCGCTGGCTGACCGCAATGAATATGCGCGGAAAGCTGTATCCCGATCTGATTCCGGATGGCGCCATTGGTCCCCGAACCATCACCGCGCTTAAGGGATACCTTTCCGCCCGCGGGAAAGAGGGTGAACAGGTTCTGGTGCGTGCGCTGAACTGCAGCCAGGGTGCCAGATACCTCGAACTGGCGGAGGGCCGCGAAGCCAACGAGGATTTTCTCTACGGCTGGGTTAAGGAGCGTGTCCTGTGAAGATGATCATTTTCGCTTTGCTTGTGCTGGTGGCTGTGCTCGTTCTGTTACTTCTGCGCAAATATACCCGGCTGGAGTTCGTAGGGCATGCCAGCTTGCTGCTGAAAACGTGGTCTGTAAAGCTGGGAGCTATCGGCGCGCTGGTTGGTGTATGGGCGCAGTCGTTCCCGGATGCTGCGCTGCACGCCTGGGCGGTGCTGCCGCCGGATATCAAAAACATCCTGCCGCCAAACATCGTTGCGTTGATTAGCCCTGCGCTGGTGGTGCTGGCCGTACTATCGCAATACGTACGCCAGCCAGCATTGAAAGAAAAGGCCGACGAACTGAAGGAGCAGCAATGAGCTTTGAAATTATCGCGGGACTGGTGGTCGTCATCCTGGGTGCTATTGCTGGCGCGTTCGGCATTGGTCATGCTCGCGGGGCCAGTAAGGCGAAAGCCAAAGCTGATCAGCAACGTACCGAAGAGAACGCCGCTGCTACTGTCGCCGCGGCAGAACGCCGTGCTGAAGTCACGAAAGGGGCCAGCGATGTACAGGAAGACGTTAAGCGTATGGGCGATGACGATGTTGATCGGGAGTTGCGCGAAAAGTTTACCCGCCCCGGTAGTCGTTGACACGGCCTGCAGCTGGGTGCGGATCATCTACCTGACTGACCACGATATCGATGTGTTGGATAAGCAGACCAAGCGTGACATCCTGGCGCACAACAAAGCAGTGCAGGCCAATTGCTCGCAGCTCACAGAGAAGGGTTCCAGGTAATTCAGCTACAAACGCAGAACACTTTGGGTATTGAAATTTACATGGCCACATGAACAAAAAATCAGAATACGAGACAACAGAGCGCTGAAAAATGAAAAGTTGGTATCTAAGTCAGGTGCATTAAGGCACTATGGATTTTCAATTCCTTCTATCTAAGAAGCTGCCCATGACAAGAAATTCACTCCCTCAACTTCCGCATGGTTATCGATACGGTGACGAGCACTCTATTCACCCTCATTGTGATGGGGATTATTTAGCTCCGCAGGGATATGTTATCAAGTCCGTTAACCTTGTAGATGGGGTGGTTATTTATGTGCCCATCCAACGCTACATCAAGCATCTAGATCTTTGGGTTAATGCCGAAGGAACTGTCGAATAAATTGTTAGTTACCGGCCTCGTTCGGGAGAGCTGAGAATTGCCATCAAAAGACCAGCAGAGATGCCTGGTGCTCTGGTTGAATGTTCCGGCAAGTTGAAAATGATTGGTTCAATGAGCTCTTTCGATATTTAAATGCTTTCGATAACTTAAATGAAGCTATCATCACGTGATCACTGCCAGCCAACACCAAAACGGCAGTGGTCAGTTAAAAAGCAGAAAAGCCTCTCCCGGGTGGCTCCTGAGAGATTTTAGTTTTCTAACTGGTACCAACCAAAGGTCGCATTTTTTATGCGACCTTTTTTATTGTGCGTAACAGGCATACGTAAGGAAACCGTTCAGCTTGTACACACGGCAAAGATAAATGCAAAAGCATCACAGAGGCTATTTTGTCGAATGGCTTCGCTAATACTCCCCACATCGCACAGAGGTAAGACATGTCAGAGATCACTGCATCCGAGCAAATCCGCCTGGATATAATCAAGAAAGTTAATTATGACACCGCAGCGGCCAAGCTGGCCATTGACTGGGTAGGCGACAGCTATCTGAAGTCTGAGCTATTCGCTGACTCTTTCGATCGTGTTTTCACGGAAAGTGAGATTGTCTCGAAGACCCGTAAGGCAATCCAGGAAGCGACCGAAGCGCTGGCGCTGTTTGATACTGCCGCTGAGAAGGTCAGCTAAGGCATTACAGCAGGCATTCATCGAGTGCCTGTGATAATGTTAAAGCTCCTGTATAAGGGGCAGTTGTATGATATCATGCAACGAAACAACCAAGCTATGGAAAGTCCGGGTAATGGTTTGGAGTGAATGTGATGTTTAGCAGCGGTGGTATAAATGGCTACTTTTTCCTGTTGCTTAGTATGTGGCCAGTGCTAATGGTTTTATTCCTGGGATTGTCTCCTGCATTTTACGGTGTGTTAATGCCTAAAACGGCAATTGCTTGTCTGGTGATCGCTGCAGCCTTTGGCATTGGTGGGTGGTTCTATGGATTGTGATCTAAGTAACATTTGGTCAGGTTATAAACTGGTATCTGACCGCATTACAGCAGGTATTCATTGAGTGCCTGTGATAATGCCCGTCAGACAATGGACTGATATCATTGTCTGTTTCTCCCGGTGTATTTTGAAATACTCAATACTCTCATAACGTCTCTGCCTGCCAACATCAGAACGCCAGAGGTTAGTTAGCCGGATAGATGCACCTCTCTCTGTTGGCTCCTGAGAGATTCTTTATACGCTGGTTGGTAGTGACCAAAGGCCGCATAATTTTGCGGCCTTTTTCATTTCTGTAAAATGAAAGTCCTCAGGCGGTTAACGATGCTCTGGACCATGGAAGTGATCTCCACCATGTCCGCCGCTATGAGGCCCAGGGGGAAGGATACATCCTGAAAGAGACAGCGCACCACAGATCACAAAAACAGCAAGCATAATTCTTTTCATAATAACTCCTGAACTAAAGAGCCTTAATTCCAAAACAAAAAAGTGAATATTTTATGGAGAATCAGTAATTCCTTTTTCTCCCTCACGTTAAATAGGAATAATCCATGGCAAAACCGGACTGGGGCGAGCTTCAGCGACGGTTCCTGTCCGATCATGCCGCAACCGGCGTATCACCGAAGGATTGGTGTGAAGCGCAGGGACTGAATTACGCTACTGCCCGCCGATACATCAAGAAACCCACTGCGCAAACTGCGCAAAAACCTGCGCAGAAGAAACTGCGCACTGCGCAAAAGGAAAAGTGCGCAGAAGAGCTGGTGGATGATGATGGCCTCACCGATCAGCAACGTTTATTTGTCGCAGAATACCTGAAGGACCACAACGCCACGCAGGCCGCTATCCGTGCCGGGTACAGCAAGAAGACTGCTGAACAAATTGGCTATCAGCTGCTTCAGAAAACTTCAGTTGCGCAGGCCATTGCGCAGCAGCAGAAAGCATCCATTGTGCGCACGCTTGGCAGCGCTGATGAAGTGCTTGAGCAGATGTGGCGGCTGGCAACATTCGACGCCAACCAACTTTCTCAGTATCGCCGCGGGAGCTGCCGCTACTGCTGGGGCTTCGGTCACCAGTATCAATGGCGCGATGCGGTGGAGTACGAAGAGAAGCGGCTTGAAGCGCTTGAGCGTAAACGTCGAGAGCCTTTGGATGATGGCGGCTACGGTTACAACCACACCAGCGCACCTAACCCGGAATGTCCTCGCTGCAATGGTGATGGCGTCGGCCAGCCATTCTTCGCCGATACGCGCAAGCTGGCGCCTGATGCTGCGCTTGCCTATTCCGGCGTTAAGCTCGGGAAGAATGGCGTGGAGATAACCGCTATCAGCCGCGAGCGAATGTACGAGGCGGTGATGAAACGTCTCGGCCTGGCTGACAGTGAGTTCACCCAGCGTCTACAGCAGATTGAAATCGAGCGCCGGCAGCTGGAGATCGACAAGCTCCGTAAAGAGCTGGCCGCTGACCCGGAAGATGACGAACCAACGCCAGTTGCGATCAATATCAACGTAGTCGATGCGCGAGTGAGGGAAGAGGATGGCGATAGCTCCGACGCTTAACGTTCCCCAGGCTCGTTTTCTGGCTATGCAGCAGAAGTTCAAAGCCTATGTAGCTGGTTTTGGATCCGGAAAGACATGGGTTGGCTGCGGTGGAATATGCAAAGGGTTTTGGGAGTTCCCCAAAATAAACCAGGGCTACTTTGCCCCGACCTATCCTCAGATCCGCGATATCTTCTACCCCACGGTGGAAGAAGTTGCTCACGACTGGGGACTGAAAGTCAAAATCGTTGAAAGCAACAAAGAGGTCCATTTCTACAGTGGGCGCCAGTACCGCGGCACGACAATTTGTCGGTCGATGGAAAAGCCCGACACGATAGTAGGCTTTAAAATCGGCAATGCGCTGGTGGATGAACTCGACGTTCTGAAAGCGGATAAGGCGCGTCAGGCGTGGCGAAAAATAATCGCGCGTATGCGTTATAAGGTTGATGGTCTGCGTAATGGCATTGACGTGACCACCACACCTGAAGGATTTAAGTTCGTCTATAACCAGTTTGTTAAGGCTGTGAGGGAAAAGCCTGAACTGAGGTCGATGTATGGTCTGGTACAGGCTTCGACATTCGACAACGAAAAGAACCTGCCGGATGACTATATTCCTTCGCTCCTGGCGAGTTACCCGCCGGAATTGATCAAGGCATATCTGAATGGCCAGTTTACTAACCTGACCAGCGGCACCATTTATCATCAGTTCGACAGGGTGCTGAATAATTCCAGTGAGGAAGAGCAGCCAGGTGAAGCGCTGTATATCGGGATGGATTTCAACGTCGGGAAGATGGCAGGGATCGTCCATGTATTGCGGCTCGGCTTACCGCACGCGGTAACCGAGATTATCAACGCTTACGATACGCCCGACATGATACGCATCATCAAGGAGCGTTTCTGGCTGTATGCCGACGGAGACTACCGCAAGGTCCGCGAGATTTATATTTATCCGGATGCCTCTGGTGATTCCAGGAAGTCAAACAACGCCAGCAAAACAGATATTGAGCAGCTCCGGCAGGCCGGATTTAACGTCATCGTTGATGATGCTAACCCGCCGGTAAAGGACCGCATCAACTCCATGAACGCCATGTTCTGTAATGGTAATGGTGATCGTCGGTACAAGGTGAATGTGGCCCGTTGCCCGGTCTATGCCGACTGCCTGGAACAACAGGTGTGGGATAAAAACGGCGAGCCGGATAAAAAGAGCGATAACGATCACCCCAACGATGGCGCCGGTTACTTCATTGTGAAGCAATTCCCAATCGTTCGACCTGCATTCTCTATTTCACTGGACACGACATTCTGATGGCCAATAACGATATTACTTATGTTCGCCCTGAGGTCAGGGCGGCGATGCCCGTGTGGAAAAAAATTCGTGACGTGTGCAAAGGGGCTGATGCTGTAAAGGCCGCCGGGAATGAATACCTCCCTTTTCTGGATCCGTCCGATAAGTCTGCACGCAATAAAAAGCGCAATGCTGATTACATTCAGCGCGCCGTTTTCTACGCGATAACGGGCAATACAAAAGTGGGTCTACTGGGGCTGGCATTCAGAAAAGACCCGACCATGACCGCGCCGGATAAACTGAATTATCTTCGTGACAACGCCGATGGTGCTGGTGCCAGCATTTATCAGCAGTCCCAGCAGGTTACAGAAAATATTCTGGAGGCCGCGCGCGAGGGGCTTTATACGGATTATGCAGCTGAGACCGACGAGGCGATCATCCTTCGTTATCAGGCGGAAAGCATCATTAACTGGCGCACCAAACGCATCAATGGACGTGATCAACTGGTGCTGGTGGTTTTACGCGAATGCATGGAAAAGGAAGATGGTTTTGCGTACGAGGATGAAATCCAGTATCGCGAACTGGCTCTGGAGAACGGAAAGTTTGTCTGCCGGGTATGGCGAAAGTCAGCTGACGCAGGCTCTTTTTCCGTCACTTCCGAGTATCATCCTAAGCCAAAAGGTGAGGATTTCTGGGATGAGATCCCCTTTACCTTCGTTGGTGCGCAGAATAATGATCCCACCATCGACGAGTCGCCTTTAGCCGCCCTCGTTGAAATTAACCTTGGCCATTATCGTAATTCGGCAGATTACGAAGACAGCGTATTTTTCTGCGGTCAGGTTCAGCCGGTGATTTCCGGTCTTGATACCGCCTGGCGTGACTGGCTGCAGGATAAGGGAATTCGTGTCGGTTCTCGTTCTCCATTCCTGCTGCCGAAGGAGGGGAGTTTTACCTATGCTCAGGCGCAACCAAACACCCTGGCTAAAGAGGCGATGGACAGTAAGCGTGATTATTCTGTTCAGCTTGGCGCCCGGCTTATCGAGCAGAACGGCGCGGTTAAAACCGCCACGCAATCCAGCGGCGAGCAAACCGCATCCACATCGGTGCTCGGCATTTGCGTTTCCAATGTCTCGGAGGCCTATACGCTGGCGCTCGGCTGGTGCGCCAGATATCTCGGCATTAAAGGCGAGGAATATCGTTACAGCATCAATCAGGAGTTTATCGCCAAAGTCGCAGAATCCGGCATGGTAACGGCAATCGTCAATGCCTGGCAGTACGGTGCGATTCGCGACACTGATATGGTCAGAGCTCTGCAGAGGCTTGACCTGATAGATCCTGCTGACGACCCTGAAATTGTCATTGACGCTATTCGTAACGGCGCGCCTAACCTGATTGGTGGCAATAATGGCAACGGCGAATGACAAACTGCAGGATGAATCCATAGCCCACGCTATATGGGTTAGTCGCTACAGCACCGGCGTTGCCAACAGGATGATAAAAGTTCTGAATGACAGCGACGCCGAACTTACCGCCAGGCTGCTGGTGGCTATCGATACGCTGGATCCCGAGAGCTTTACCGTTTCGCGTCTGGAAGCGTTACTGGTCAGTGTCAGGGCGATAAACAAGGATGCGATTCAGTCGATGTATGCAGCTCTTACTGCCGAGTTGCAGGAACTGGCGAAGCACGAAGCCACTTTTCAGATGAGCCTCTTCCAGTTTGCTATTCCCGACGATGTTCTTGCTCTTCATCCGCTGGTGGGCATCTCCCCGGATGCGGTTTATGCCGCGGCGATGGGGCGTCCATTCCAGGGACGTTTGCTGAGTGAATGGGCCAGCAACCTCGAAGCTGATCGGATGGCGCGGATATCCAATACGGTGCGGCAGGGATTCCTGCTGGGCGATACGCAGGAGCAAATCGCAAAAAAGGTCCGTGGTCATGCTAATCGTGGTTACCAGGATGGTGCGCTGCAGATGAGCCGGGCCAATGCAGCCAGCATTGCAAAAACGGCAGTAGGGCATCTTGCATCGACAGCCAGACAAAGCTTTGCGTCGGCGAACGACGACATTCTGAAGGGTAAGCAGTGGTTATCTACTTTGGATAACCGGACATCAAAGGATTGTCGGATCCGCGACCGTCTCAAGTACACGCTGGATAATAAACCGATAGGGCACAAGGTGCCTTATCTGCAGGGACCTGGAAAAATCCACTTTTGCTGTCGGAGCACTGAAACTTACATCCTGAAATCGTCCGAGGAGTTGGGTATCAAAGTCGGCGAAATCAAGAATAGCTCGCGCGCCAGCATGGATGGACAGGTTCCGGCTGATACGAATTACCAGGACTGGTTCTCCCGGCAGTCGTTCACGCGACAAGCTGAGATTGTCGGAGAAACGCGCGCCAGGCTGATTCGTGATGGCGGCATGTCTCCCGATGAGTTCTACAACGACAGGGGCGAGTGGCTGACGCTGGACCAGTTGCGCTCAAAGGATGAGCAGGCATTCAGAAACGCCAGGCTTTAACTAACATATCTTATTCAATCAGGCTGCCTTCGGGCGGCCTTTTTTATTGGGCCAGGCCCACAGTAACTATCCCAAGGGGACAACATGCTTATTCGTAACATGCTCATTAAATATTATTCGGCAGCTGGTGGTGAAGGTGGTGATGGCGGTGGCTCCGGTAGTGGTGCGCCCGAGATTACGCCGGAAATCCAAAAGCTGATCGATGAGCAGGTCAGTGCTCAGGTTTCAGGCCTGAAAAATAAAAATAGTGAGTTACTCGGTAAGCTCAAAGAGTCCACTGAGTCGCTTAAGCGTTTTGAAGGTATCGATCCTGACGCGGTGAAAACTATTCTCCAGCGTTTCTCTGATGATGAAGAGGCGCAACTGATCGCCGCCGGGAAAATTGACGAGGTACTGGATAAACGCACTGAGCGGCTACGTGCTGATGTTGATAAGCAAATCAAAGCCGCTAATGAACGCGCTGAAAAGGCGGAAGCGTTCTCCAACAAATTCCGTGATCGTGTCCTGGGTGATGCTATCCGCAGCGCAGCGCTTAAGGCTGGCGCGCTGCCAGAAGCATCCGACGATCTGATTCTTCGTGCTAAAGGCACATTCCAGCTCAACGACGAAGGCGAGGCCGTAGCAGTTGATGCAAATGGCGATGTTCTGTTCGGTAAAGACGGCAAAACTCCGCTCACCCCGGTTGAGTGGGCTGAATCTCTGAAAGAGACGGCCCCGCACCTGTTCCCGCGCGCCGAAGGCTCCGGGGCTGGTGGTCATAAACCCGGTGGCGGTGGCGGTAGTCTGAAACGTTCAGAAATGAGCTCAAGCGACAAAGCGGACTACATCCGCAAACATGGCCAGCAGGCCTATCTCAAATTGCCTAAGTAAGGACTAATCAATGCCTACGACCGTAAACAGTGACCTGATTATCTATGACGACCTCGCGCAGACTGCGTTTCTTGAGCGTCGCCAGGATAATCTGGAAGTCTTCAACGCCGCTTCAAACGGCGCAATCATTCTCGACAACGAACTGATCGAGGGTGATTTTCGCAAGCGCACCTTCTATAAAGTTGGTGGTTCTATCGAATCGCGCAACGTTAACTCCACCGACCCGGTAACGGGTAAAAAAATCGGTGCCGGTGAATCTGTCAGCGTTAAGGCGCCGTGGAAATACGGCCCGTATGAAACCACGGAGGAGGCGTTTAAACGTCGGGGTCGCGACGTTAGCGAATTCTCCGAGGTGATCGGCGTCGACGTCGCTGATGCAACGCTTGAAGGTTATATCAAGTATGCCCTACAGGGTCTTGTTGCAGCCATTGGCGCAAATGCTGACATGACGGTATCCGCGGATATTGCCACTGATGGTAAGAAAACGCTGACCCGTGGCCTGCGTAAATACGGCGATAAATTTAACCGTGTTGCGCTGTTCGTTATGCATTCCACGACCTATTTCGACATTGTTGATCAGGCTATCGACAACAAAATTTACGAAGAAGCTGGCGTGGTGGTTTATGGCGGACAGCCAGGCACGTTGGGTAAACCGGTTCTGGTAACTGACACCATGCCAGTTGATGCGATTCTGGGGCTGGTGGCCGGCGCGGTATCCGTAACGGAATCACAGGCTCCGGGCTTCCGTTCCTACGATATCAACGACCAGGAAAACCTTGCCATTGGCTATCGCGCAGAGGGCACGGTTAACGTTGAACTGCTGGGTTACAGCTGGGATGAGACGAAGGGCGCTAACCCTGACCTGACCAAAATCGGCACCGGCGCGAACTGGAAGAAACATTTCACCAGTAACAAATCCACTGCAGGCGTACTGATTAAGCTGGAAGCCCCTGCGGGGGAGTAACCCTGTCAGTGGATAAAACTTCCGCAACTGCTGACAGTACCGACGCGGTGACCGTTTCGCTCAAGTACACCAGAAATGGTGCAGGAGTCTCCGGGGCATCTGTGGCGTGGACGTCTACAGGCGGCACGCTAAGTGCTTCGACGTCACAGACAGGGTCTGCTGGTGGCTCGACGGTGAAACTCACCTCTCCTACGGCCGGCTCCTTCACGGTGACGGCTACCGTTGACGGTGTGGTGAAAACAACTGAAGCGATTGCGTTCACTGCTCCTGCGGGTGGTTAACCGACGGGGCGAAAGCCCCGTTTCTTTTGGTGAGGATCCGATGACCGTTTATATAACAATCCAGGACGTTGACGAGTTGCTGGGGGATACCTGGGCTGCCGCCGACAAAAAGGGTAAAGCCGTGCTCCAGGCAAACACCTGGATGACGGCGCTTAACCTTCAGGATATCGACCCGGAGCATATTCCTGAAGAAGTTAAGCAAGCCGGAGCGTTTATCGCTTCCGTAGCCGCTGCAGGCAATCTGTATCAGCAAAAAACAGATTCCGGCGTGGTGACGAGCAAAAGCGTTGAGGCCGACGATGTGAAGGTTTCCCGCACTTTTGCCGAGCTTTCAACCACCAGCACTGAATTACTCGATCCTGATTTGCAGCTGGCGCTGGATATGCTCAAACCGTGGATGATTAACCCTTTCCAGACGTTCTTTGTGAGGGCGTGATATGTCCGATTTGAAGGTGGTCCCATTTCAAAAGCCCAGCCATCACAACCTCGATAACGACCAGGTTATTCGCCTGCTGAAACAGGCTCTGGAGAGAGCCGAAAACGGCGGCTGCCACAGTGTCGCAGTGATACTGCTTGATGATGAGGGTAACGCGATTGATTGCTGGCATAACGGTGGACGCCCCTATGTGATGGTTGGCGCTATGGAGTCGCTTAAAACCGACTTTATCCATGCTCATATTGAGCGGCGGTAAGGGGGTAACATGCAAAATCCATATGTGCATTATGCCGGCGACGGGCTCGGTCCCCGCGATGTGTTTGTGAATGGAAACCCGATCAGACATGTCGTTTACGCAAACCAGGCAAAGGGTGTTGTAGAGTTTGCTCCGCTCCCGCTGCGGGTTAAGCGCAATGGCGAAATTTATACCCGCAAACTCCACGGTACAGTGATCGTTAAACCTCAGCAGCGTATTGGTGGGTGCAATGGGCATTCGTGACGAGCTGCAAACCGAAGTCGCCGCGGCATTCGATACCGACCTGCAGGATGCCGTTAAGGATTTCACTGGGTCATATACCGTTCGGGGTGCCTGGGACCCGGTGACGGAAACCGGCACTGAAACGCAGGTGACTTACTCGGGGCGTGGAGTACTGGCGCGCTATAAGCTGCGCCGTATCGATGGCGTTAACATCCTGCATGGTGATGTGAAGCTAACCGCCCTGGTCAACGAAGTGACTGACAAGCCGGCAATCGGGCATTTCATCACGGCGCCGGATCCGATTACGGGTGAGCTTCAGCGTTACGACGTCATAACCGCTTCTGCCGACTCTGCTGGCGCTGCGTACTCCATTCAACTGCGGAGGGTGTGATATGGCTAAGGGCTGGAACATTGACCCGGCGGCATTCGCCGGGCTGGTGGCCGAAGATGTCAAACTGCGCCAGCGGACAATCGCTATTCAACTGCTGAATGAAATTGTTCAACGGTCGCCGGTAGGAAACCCGGAGCTGTGGGCCATCAACGCGACCGCGGTTCAATACAACAAAGCTGTTGGGGAATGGAACGAATCTCTTTATGCCGATCCTGCTAACCTGACCAAAACCGGAAGGCTCAGGAAGAAAGTCCGTGTTAATGACAGCATGGATATCAGGCGGCCGGCTCAGTATCGCGCTGGAACCTTCAGGGCATCGCATTTTGTCAGCATCGGCGAACCTAATCATTCCGTCCCGACCGAACCGGATCCGCGCGGGACAATGACGTTTCTTAATGGCAAAAATATTATTGACCAGGCGCCAGCCTACTCGGTGATTTACATCCAGTCGAACTTGCCTTACTCCGTGCCTCTGGAGAATGGCCACTCAACGCAGGCGCCGACAGGCGTCTATGCCGTCTCGTTTAATGGTGTGATTCAGGCCTACAAATGACCTTCACAGAAATCAGAAACGCTGTCATTTCCCGAATGGCGGCACAGACCGCTATTGCCTCTGATGCGGTGGATTATCCCAATGGCCCGGTATTTGACCCCAGTAACCGCGATATCTGGGCCCGCCTAACCAACATTGCTGGGCAGGCAGGCGCAATAGAGATCGGGGATGGGCCAGTCGTCCACAGGACGGGCTTACTCATCATTCAGCTGTTTGTTCCGGTCGGATCCGGGACGTTGCTTATCTCCCGAACGGCCGACCAGCTAACGGAGCTATTCGAGTTTAAGGACGACGGAAAGCTGAGTTATTTCGCTGTTTCTGCTGTGCCGGCGGGTGAGACCGATGGCTGGTTACAGCTCAATCTTCAAATTCCTTATCGCGCTCTGTAGCGCACAAAAAACAGGAGGCTCCTGTGAGCTCAGGTGCAAAAGTAGTAGCCGCGTTTATTCGCGAGACAGCGCCAGGAATCACGCCTACAGCAGGGGCGTGGAACCTGCTGCGTCGTTCTTCATTTGGTCTGAAACCAACGCAGAACACCAACGACAATGACGAAATCGCTGGTGACCGCATGGCGCAAGGTGTTTCACGCGGCACAGTGGATGTCGGCGGCGATGTCGGCACGCGGTTTCGCTGGAACCAACATGATGATTTTCTTGCCAGCTGCTTCGGTTCCGAATGGCTAAATAACGTGCTGACGATGGGTAATGGTCGCATTACGTTCTCCGTGGCGACTTTTGCCAGTGATGTGGGGATCGCCCAGATTGCCCGCGGTTGCCAGGTTGGCACCTTCCAGATGGAAATCCCGGCCGATGGTGATATCACTGCAACCATTACGTTTGCAGGGCTGGACTGGGAGACGAAGGGGGACGATACCAGCTATTTCACCGCGCCGGTGGATTTAGCGGGGGCGCTGCGTTACTCCTTCAAAGAGGTCACGAACATCCGGCTAAATGGTGTTGATGGCGGGACAGGTTTCTGCGTCGACACCTTCAACATCCAGTTTAACAACAATATGCAGACTCAGCGCTGCATCGGTACCGGTTCGGCATTCGCCGGCGCAAACATTCCGACAACCTTTACCCCGTCAGGTCAAATCACGCTGTCATGGTCAAAGGCTGCCTGGGAGGTTTTCAAAAAAACGTTCACCGGCGAAACGGTGCCGTTTAGCTTCACGCTGGAGAATGCTGAAGGCGCCTATACCTTCGATTTCCCGGAAGTGCAGATCTCCGGCGACTGGCCGGATGCGGGGAGCACTGACATTGTTCAGGTTCAGCTGGATATCACCGCGGCCAATACGCCGCCGACGATTACGCGCGTTCCTAAAGTGCCGGCGACGGCAATCAGTGTTGCGCCAGCCACTTCAACTGGGGCCGTGGGATCTACTGTGACGTTAACCGCCACGCTTACGCCAGCTGATTCAACTGATACCGTCCAGTGGACGTCATCGGATCCGACTATCGCCAGCGTGGTTTCTACCGGGCAGAAAACAGCGAAAGTCACACGTAACGCAGCCGGTACTGCAACCATCACCGGTAAGGCCCGCACCTTTACCGCAACGTCTGAAATCACCGTTACCGCGCCTTAATTTACCTGGCCCGTTCTGCAGTCATCGCGGATCGGGCTTTTTTGGGAGTCTTTATGCTGATTATTTCTTCTCAAATTGATTTGAACGGAGAACGCTGGTTTTTCCCTTACAAAAAGCCAGCAGGAAGTAAAAAGAAATTCACGCCGGAAGACGAGGCGCTATTTAAACTCCGTCTGCTGGTGGCCAGTAGCGAGAATCCACAATACCGCTCACGCAATGCGCTGGTGCGGCGCCATATCGACAAAATGGACGCGAGCTACCAGGTCGGTACGGATGCTTTCGATCTCGCCAGTGTGGGCGAGATTGACTCGGTTGATGATCTTCTCATCGACAATTGCGCGCGCTTTCTTCTGAAAGACTGGGAAGGCGTGGGGGAGCTGGTGGATGGTGCGGAGACGGCGGTAGCGTATACACCGGAGCGTGGTGTTGCGTTACTGAAGCAAAACCCCTCTCTGTACTGGCTTATTCTGGCTGAGGCGGCGAATATTGCTCAGGGTAAAGAGCAGCAGACTCAGGAAACAGTAAAAAAGCCCTAGAAGCCCAGAAATGGTTAAGCGAATTCGGCGGGGAGACCGGCGAAAAAGCAAAGTGGCGCCGGGAGAAATTAAACCTCCCGCCAATCCCTGAGCCTGAAATTGACGCTGTAACGGGGGAGATCCTCAACGCTTACGCCATGATATCGCGCGGCAGGAAGTATGCCGGGATGGCTGGTGTACCGCTGCCGCTGTCCCTGAGCGATATAGAGCGCTATCTGGCTTCTCGCCCCATACTGGTTGACCGTACCGAGTTTGATGCCGCCATACTTGCCCTCGACGATGCGTGGCGCGATGAATGGGCGAAGGAACAGAAAAGAAACAGTAAGAAGAAATGAGCCTCGGCATAATCCGGGGCTTTTTTATACCCGCAATTCCCCGCGCTTCACACGCGCACATCACTACACAGAACCTTTCAGGATGACCCTTGAGGATACCGGTTTGGCTATCGGTGCCTTTCTGTGGGCCGGATTCCTGTGTGACAAGGTTCATCACTAAAAGGTAAGCCGATATGAAATATCCAACCGTATCAGTAAACGGCGTTTCCGTTCGTGTCGATGACTATGGACGTTACAGCCTGAACGACCTGCACGCCTCAGCTGTATGCAGTGGCCAGGCCAAAGAAAATCAGGGGCCAAGCCAGTTCCTTCGCTCTAAGAAGGTTAAGGAATTTGTTCAAACCTTAGCCAGAATGCAAAAATGCACTCTGGAAGAAAATCAACCAGTTAAGGTTATTAACGGCGGCGTAAACCAAGGTGTATGGGCCTTGGAAATTGTTGCAATTCGCTATGCCGCATGGCTCAGTGCTGAGTTTGAGATCCGGGTTTACCAAACCTTTCAGTCTCTTGTTCGGCAGGGCTTTGATGCTATGGCTCGCTTAAACAAAATCGACCATGTGATAAACGCAGAAACTAGGGAGGTGAGTCAGTGCGCAAGCCGTATGGGAAAATGGGGATCTGGTGGTCGCAAACGCCTGCTCCTGGCAGCCCGTGCCCGTGTGGTTGATGAGGTTCAAATGTACCTGCCTGGTTTTGAGGCTTAACTATTGTGGCAAGGATGCCAGCATTGCCTTGCTCCCGCCTTGTGCTAACCTGTGAGCAAATGTTAATGATGGGGATAGGGATGTGGAAAGCGATAACTTCGATGACCCTTTGCTTGATCAGGCAATTAGCTTTGTAATCGAAAAGCGGAAAGCATCCGTAGCTGGACTGCAGAGGCAGTTCAGAATCGGGTACAGCCGTGCATCGCGGTTAGTTGAACAAATGGAGGAGATTGGAGTCGTTAGCACCCAAGGGAGTGACGGAAACAGAGACGTCTTGGCGTTCTCGCAATTCGACATAGCCGCTCTTAACTTGAAAGCTCTTAGAGAGGAAAAGGAAAGGCGGCGTCAAGAAGAATTATCAAGGCAAGCCAAAATTGCAAATTCAGTTGATGAACAATTAAGGCTTTCAGCAATTACAAATAAGAGAATTGTAATTTGGCTCAAAGATACAGGAAATGTAGCGCCATCAGGCAATAAGGTGTTTATCCTCAAATCCTCATCGCCTTTTGAATATTTGGCGCAGCAACAGAAAAACAAATTAAAGCCAGGTGACGCAGAGTACAGTGAGATACTTGATGGGTATAGGTTTTCTGCCACAATGCAGATGCGGACGCCTACCAGCGTTCTGTGTCAGCATGGCAGGATAGAGAAGCTTCCTGCTCATAAGTTACCTCGTATTGTAAAGCAGGATTGGCAAGGCATTTGGCTTCCGCACCTAAAACCTGCCGCAGAACTGGGAGCATGGGCAGTTGATGTTAACGGGGCTATGGCCTCTGATGTTGGTTATGTTCCTCAAGATGGTGGAGATTTCTTGCGATTTATGCTTCTGGCTCATCAAATTGTTGATGACGGGTTAGGTCGAGATGAAGCCATAGAGTGGATGAAAATCTGTAGAGATATGGTAGGTAGCGATGGCGAGTCTATTGGTAAATTCATTGAACGTTATGGTAATACACCAGAGTCGGCATGGTTTCGCATCTCGTCCATGATAAAGAACAATAGGGACTCATTAAGATGACAAAGAAAACTCGATGCATATATTTGATTATTATGTCACTTGTGTTTGCTGGTAATAGTTTTGCTGAGGATGTTGAGATGCTATCCGGGTGGGGGATCAGCAAGAAAAAGGACCCGATGACTGACAATATTAATGTTCTTGTTGCGTTACAGTCAGAACCATACAATAAAGCCGGGAGCAAGGCGGGGTTAGCAGTTAGATGCTTTAATAATAAGACGGAGTTTTTAATATCTGCTGAGGGTTATTACGGGCATCCAACATCTACTGTTATGATGAGATTCGATAAAGGAAAGGCCTCATCAAGCCAGTGGTCTGTGGCTCAAGGAGGGCGAGCGCTTTTTTCAATGAATCCGATAGATGAAGCTAAGAAACTCACTGAACATAAAAGGTTGCTCATTAGATTCCAGCCGTACGGACAAGGAGATATTGATGCGCAGTTTAACCTTGATGGTGCTGATTTAGCGATACATGAAGTACGAAAGACGTGTTCATGGCCGTAAAAATTAACTAGCCCACTCAGGTGGGCTTTTTATCATAGATGATATAAGGATGACTGATTTCGCCACGGAAGTTGGCTAAAGAATCGCTGGTGGCTGTAGGTAGCCTTCACTAACTATCATCGTTTCAACGTTTTCTAACCCGCTTCGGCGGGTTTTTTTATTGCCCGGAGATCGCTAAATGACAGAACAAACATCCCGCCTGGCCATTATTCTCGATAGCGTAGGGGCAAAACGTAATGCAGATAGCCTTTCTGATTCGCTAACTAAGCTCACAACAAACGGTGAAAAGACTGTTGCTGCCGTCGGTAAATTAGGTGCAGCTCTAACTGCTGCAGTTGCTACTGGCGCACTCATGGCAGGAACGGCATTGGCTGCAATGATCAAGCACACAGCAGAGGCTGGTGTTGAGATTAGCCGGTTGTCAAAAATAGCTAATGCGTCTACTACTGATTTTCAGAAATACGCCATAGCTGCCAGTGCTGCGGGGATCTCTCAGGAGAAGTTCTCCGACATAATGAAGGATGTTAACGATAAGGTTGGTGACTTCCTGAGCACCGGAGGGGGGGAGCTCCAGGATTTTTTTAAAACCATAGCTCCAAAAGTTGGTGTGACGGCTGAGCAGTTTAAGAATCTTTCAGGGCCAGCTGCAATGCAGCTATATGTTGATACCCTGCAAAAAGCCAATGTTTCACAAGCGCAGATGACTTTCTATATGGAGGCCATTGCCAACGATGCCACTGCTTTGATACCGATGTTTCAGAATGGCGGCAAAGCGATCAGTGAAATGGCCGATATTTCGGAGAAGCTGGGTCTTATTCTTGACCAGAAAACAATTCGTGCGGCGCAGGAGTTGGAAACCACTGGCTGGCTGGTCAATTCCTCAATGCAGGGGCTAAGAACTCAGATTGCTGCGGGATTAATGCCAACGATCAGCGACCTAACAGGCGAGTTCACTACGTTCGCCGCAAAAGGAATAGATGTTACAGCCGTATCCCAAACACTGGATAGCTGGCTTAAAAATCTGGCTAAGGTCGCTGTAACTGTCGCAGGTGCTTTCATGGGTGTTACCAAGGCCATGGGAGGGATGGTTGACTTGTGGAATGGGATTAAGGATATAGACCTTTCACACCCCGTTGATGCCTATCATCAAATCAAAGATGTTTTCGCCAATGTTTCAGGCCAAGTAAACGGTGAGTTAGACAATATCCAGAAATGGGTGGATGAGGCTTGGGGGAAAATTAATGCCGCCGGAAAAAATGGAGGTCATGAGTTCATAAAGAACCTGACTGATATGCGTAATCAAATAAGTTTTGCGCAGGGGCATATCGGAACATTTTCTCCTGGAACAGGTAGTAAAACTAAAGCTTATTCTGAGGATGCAGGGCAGCGACTACTTAACCAGATTAACGAGCAAACTGCAGCATTTAATGCACAGTTGGACGCTAGCGATAAATTATCGGCGGTCGCAATGCAGCGCCTGAAGTTTGAAGAGCAGATAAAGACTATTCAGGAGCGTCAGGCCAAAGGGCTGCCAGTTACTAAAGATCAACAGTCGCTGTTATCTATGTCTAAAGAGATAGAGACAGCGTTCAAACGGCTTGAGCTAAGTCAGAAAGCTACCGCAACCCTGGACGATTACCGGAAGATGCAGGAGCAAATTGCACCGAAGGAGCTACTGCAAAACCAGACGCTGCAAAAACGCCTAGAAATACTGCGTGAAATGGTAGCGCTTAAAAAGTTATCCCCGGAGGCTGCGGGACAGCAAGCCAGTGGCCTGATTAGTAAATCAGTGCTGCCGGATTCAGTTATCTCTGGGGTAAACGCTGCCGGTGGAAATCTCACGTCAGGGGCGACTAATAGCGACTTGTCCGGGCAGGGGCTGAATATGATAGGGCTGCAAATCAACCCGCAACTCGAAATTATCGAAAAGCTCAAGCAGGCCCAGGCTGATTATGCTGCCTGGCTTAACCAGCAACAGCAGGCGATAACGCAGAGCACAGTCCTGAATGAGCAGCAGAAGCAGCAGCAACTGCTGGCCCTCCAACAGCAAGGGCAACAGAACCAACTGGCACTAAGCACCGCAGTTAATGCCGCACAGATGCAATCAGCGCAAAACTCTTTCTCCGGTATCACCGATTCGATGGGGGTGATGTTTGGTGAACAATCCGCGATGTATAAGGCTGCGTTTGTTACTCAGAAAGCATTCGCGATTGCACAAGCCGCTCTGCAACTTCCTATGGCTATGGGGCAGGCGCTGGCCGGTTTACCGTTCCCCGCTAATATTGCGGCCATGGCTTCAGTTGTCGGGCTAATGGCATCTATAACATCCAGCATCTCCAGCGCTGCCGCCACGGGCTTTTCCTCCGGTGGTTACACCGGCCCCGGTGGTAAGTATCAGCCCGCGGGTATTGTTCACAAAGGTGAGTACGTCTTTGACCAGGCGTCAACGAACCGGATCGGCGTGTCTCAGCTTGAGGCACTTCGAAATGGCCAACCGCTTGATGCAACTCTGGGGCGTACAGGGTTTGGTACTGGTGTTCAGAACGTTAACAGCGACAACAGCAGCAAGACCACCATCCATGCTCCCATTGAGCAGCATTTCCATACGCCGCCCGGTGTGACACCTGATCAGATGGCTCTCTCCATGGCTCAAACGCAGAAGCGGGCGACAACGGAAGCCCTGGATCAGGTTGCTGCGCAATTGTTGAGAGGGGACGGGAAAGTTGGTAAGGCAATGCGCAGTAAATATTCAGGCAGAGGGTTAGAGTGATGACTGATATCTACTACCCGCATGACAGTCTTCCGATGCCATTACAGGAAGGATACGGATTCCAGCCTGTAAGCCCGTTAAAACGAACCCAGTTAACTACCGGTCGCGCGCGGCAAAGGCGAGCTTATACGTCCACACCGACGCAGGCCAGCATCACCTGGTTTATGGAAACCGATGCGCAGGGACTGGCGTTTGAGTCCTGGTTCCGTGATGCGTTATCTGACGGGGCTGCATGGTTCATGATGAAGCTGCAGACGCCGGCAGGCATTAAGTTTTACAAATGCCGCTTTACAGATATTTATCAGGGACCGGTACTGGTGGCCCCGATTTACTGGAAGTACACAGCGACGCTTGAATTATGGGAACGCCCCCTTGCTCCTGCCCCATGGGGTAATTACCCGGAATGGATCGTCGGCAGCTCACTGCTGGATATTGCGCTGAATAAGGAGTGGCCGAAGCATGACTCAGATTAAACGCCTCTACGCCAGCAGCGGGCCGGAGGTGATCATTGAGACGCTGCAGATCACCATTGGTTCTGACGTCCATTATCTGTGCCAGGGCTACGAGGGTATTATGGCAACGACGGAGAACGGCGATACCGTAACGTTTACCGCCTGTGCGATAGACATTGCTCTGCCGGCGCGCAATGCGGACGGCACGCAGGACCTCAAATTTGCCCTGTGCAATATCGATGGTGTTGTGTCCACGGCGATCCGCAATGCCCTGGCTAACAGATTGCCTGCATCGCTGACGTACCGGCGTTATATCTCCACGGATTTAGCGGCCCCTGCGGAAGTGCCGTATACGCTGAAAATCAAGTCGGGCTCCTGGACGGCGACAGAGGCGCAGATTACCGCGGGTTATATGAATATCCTTGATACAGCCTGGCCACGTTACCGCTACACGCTACCTGTATTCCCCGGACTGCGTTATATCAGCTAAGGAATCCCAATGTTTAACCCTGATAAATACCGTTCAGTCACCTGGCTGAAGGGCGGGCGCTTATTTCCGCAGCTCGACTGCTTCGGCATTGTTAATGAGATACGTCGCGACCTGGGGCTACCTGAATGGCCGGATTTTGCAGGTGTGACCAAAGACGACGGCGGCCTCGACCGGGAAGCGCGCAGGATGATGCTTACCCTTGAGCGCTGCGAGCCCTGCGAAGGGGCCGGGGTGGCCTGTTATTCCGGATCAGCCGTCACCCATGTGGGGATCGTTGTCAGTATCGGTGGCCTGCTGCATGTGGCGGAATGCAATCCGGGAACGAACGTCACCTTTCTGCCGTTGTCGCGGTTTAAGCGCCGATTTGTCAAAGTGGAGTTCTGGCAATGACCATTCGTTTTTATCCGTCCCGGCTTCCCGGAGAACCACTCGAAACGCATGAGCATGGTGTAACCAGTATTCGCAACTGGCTGGTGGCAAATGTTGAAGGCTACGAGGATCGGGATGTCCCACCGCTGACCGTTGAGGTTGATGGGCAGTCAATTCCGCCAGGCGAATGGGCTATTTTCGTGATCCACCCTGATAGTGATGTCCGGCTTTATCCGGTGCCTTTCGGGCTTGAGGCCGCGACAATTGCCTGGATAGGAGTGGGCATTGCCGTCGCATCTGCGGCTTATTCATTGTTCATGATGAGTAACATTGATGCCGGCGGCTATACGTCATCCACAGGTCGAAGCCTCGACCTGAACCCCGCTAAAGCAAACAGCGCGAAACTGGGTGATGCGATTCGTGAAGTTTTTGGGCGCGTGCGTATTTATCCGGATTATGTCGTGCAGCCCGTTACCCGGTTTGATGCCGCCGATCCTACGAAAATGCGCGTCCAGATGCTGCTGTGTCTCGGTGTCGGTGATTTGATTTATACCAATGGCGATATCCGGGTTGGCAGTACGCCAGCTTCAACGCTACCGGGATTCAGCAGCACCCATTACCCGCCAGGCGCGGACGTTTCCGGCGATGAGCGCAGTGAAAACTGGGTCAACAGTACGGAGGTCGGCGGGACATCATCCGGTACCGGGCTGGATATGGCCCAGACGTCGCCGGATGCCGACGATATTATCGCAGACAGCATGACCGTATCCGGTTCGAGCGTAACGTTTACCGGGCTGGATACGGATGATGATGACGATAATGACGAGAACGATAACGCGCTGCCGCCCAGCTGGGTCGCTGGTGCCGTGGTCGAACTGAAAGCCCCGGCGAACTACCAGATCACCACGGCGGCCGGATACAGCGTTATCGCAAGCCCGCTGCTGACGGAGATCGCGCCGGTAGTAGGTATGCCGGTGACGCTGGGGTTTAACTCTGTCGATTACGATCTGTTTATCGCGTCATATACCCCCGGTCAGGCTGCAGTGCCCGGCGCCGGGGGGAGTGCGGCAAAACTCCAGGCCAGTGCGGCCCCGACCACCTACGATTTTTCGACCAGCTCCAGCACGTTCACGATCACCTGGCAGGGGGTTACCTACCCGGTGTCGCTGGTGGCTAACTACGTCTCTATGTCGGGACTGCTGGCGGCCATCACTGAGGGACTCACTGGCTCCGGCCTGGTTGCGCAGGACAACGGCGGAACTGTACTGATAACCGAGTCGGCCAGTCCGTTCGCGGGTGGGGCGATCACGTCCTCTTCACTGCCTGCAGCTGTTTTCGGTGATGCCCCGGTTTACACCTCCGGCACGGCATCAACCGGCGGCAGCCCGGCGGTAACGGCGAATGTAACACTCGCCTATAACTCTGCCACGGGCACCGCATTCTCCGGGATGCCGGAGGGGGTGCAACGGCTTTCACTTGCTCACCGCGGGAATGAGTACCGGATTGTGTCAGCTGACGGCACGACGGCGACGGTGGCGCGCCTGGTTAATGGTGCCGTTGATGAGTCATGGCCGGGATTCACCGCCCGGACGATGATCGACTATGAGGCCACTGGTCTTAACGACACGCTGAGCTGGCTGGGGCCGTTCCTGGTTTGCCCTGAGAATGAATTGGTGGATGCATTCGAGGTGAATTTCTCCTTCCCGAACGGCATCTGTGGCTTTGACAGTAAGGGCAAAAAACGGATCCGCCACGTGGAGTGGGAGATACAGTATCGCGTCTACGGTTCCGGATCGGGGTGGGTGAGTCACCAGGGCGAGTATGCGCTGAAAAACGTCAACGGGTTAGGTTTCACTGAGCGGATCACCCTCAGCTCTCCGGGGCTGGTAGAGGTTCGCTGTCGCCGGCGCAATGAGCAGGGCTCAAACAACGCCAGGGATTCGATGTACTGGCAGGCACTGCGCGGGCGACTACTGACGCGCCCTTCATCCTATCCCGGCGTGTCGCTGATGGCGGTGACCGTTGAGACGGGGGGCAAATTGGCGGCTCAGTCGGACCGCCGCGTAAACGTTGTGGCCACGCGGTCCTATGACTCAGGAACGGCCAGAACCATTTCTGGGGCGCTGTTGCATGTCGGGAACTCGCTGGGACTGGAGATGGATGTCGACACCATCAACGCGCTGGAGTCTGCGTACTGGACGCCACGCGGCGAGTATTTCGATTACGCTACCGGCGACAGTATCTCGGCGCTGGAAATGCTGCAGAAGATAGCCAACGCCGGGAAGTCACGTTTTCTGCTGAGTGATGGCCTGGCGACGGTCAACCGTGAGGGGATTAAGCCCTGGACTGGCGTGATCACTCCGCATGAGATGGTGAAGGAGCTGCAAAGCGGATTTATCGTACCGTCTGACGATGATTTTGATGGCGTCGACGTGACGTACATCAACGGCGTCACCTGGGCAGAGGAGACCGTTAAATGCCGGACGTCGGACAATCCAACGCCAGTGAAAATCGAAAACTACAAACTCGATGGGGTGCTGAATCAGGATCACGCCTACCAGATCGGCATGCGTCGCCTGATGAAATACCTGCAGCAGCGGGTGACGTTCCAGACCACTACCGAGCTGGACGCGCTGTGCTACAACACGGGCGATCGCATTGTGCTCACGGATGATATTCCGGGTAACAACACGATTTCCTGTCTGGTGGAGGCGATGACAACGGCTGGTGGCGTGACCACATTCGATGTGTCGGAGCCGCTGGACTGGTCTTTCGAAAATCCCCGAGCGCTGATCCGCTATCAGGATGGTTCTGCATCCGGGCTGATGGTGGCGAGCAGGGTAGGCGATTTTCAGCTGTCAGTCCCGCACCTGAGCGAGTTTGATGACCCGATGAAGGTTGACCTGTCGTCGGCAACCATCGAGCCGATCCGCCTGGTGTTCTGCGGCTCAACGCGCCACGTCTACGACGCCATTGTAGAGGAGATCGCCCCGCAGTCTGACGGAACCTGCCAGGTCACCGCAAAAGAATACCTCGAATCGTTCTACCAGTACGACGACGCCACATACCCCGGCGACGCTGCTTAATACCAAAAAAATCCCTTTCAACTTTTCTTTCGCTCAAACCCTCGTTTGGGCGAACGCCTTTTTTGGAGCAAAAAACATGGCCTTTAACCCGGAGCTGGGGAGCACGTCTCCCGCTGTGTTGCTCGATAATGCCGAGCGCCTGGATAAGCTGGTCAATGGGTCTGCGCTGACTGAACCAGATCGCGCTGGCGATGATCTGGATACCTGGCGCGGAATGATGGCGAAAAATGATCAGGTTACTGAAGACGCCCGCAAAAGTATTACTGCGCTGGGATTACCCTATTCGACATTATCGGAAGCACAGGCAGCCGTGAACAATGGTCTGATACCGGTGAACTCAGTTTGCTATGTCCGCAGCACTGACGACGCAGTAGCAATTGAGTATTTAAATGAAGCCGGAACACTGGTACCCACCGGGAATGTGTTGCCCTCAGAAGAAACCATCGACAAAAAGCTCAATCAGCGACTCGTCCCGGGTCAATACCTGTCGACATGGTTTCCTGTTTTTTTCGACAGAAACGGAAATGTTTACGCGTGGTTTGATGGCGGACGTTGGGACGTTGCTGATTTTGGCGCTAATGCACGAACAATCATTGAATCAGTACCTAACGCCTGGGCACAAAAATTTCTCCCCCAGGGAGACTACTCTCCAAATTACTTTCCGTTTGTTCACGACCGAAATGGAAATGTTTATGCATGGTTCCATAACGGCATGTATGACGGTTATGGATTTGGGCCAAATATTGAAAAGTATATCTTAAATCTTGTCGGTGGGGCTTCTGCAAAATCAGACAGTTCATTTATTGAAGGAGACCAGTATAAGTTCAACTTTAAAAAAGGTCGTGTTTTCAGTGGGCAGGCAGCGAGTGTTAATACCGCATTTTTTGGTGACTCATGGAACGAAAAAAACACGATTCCACAATCATTAATTAATGTTCTTGGTGGGATATATAAAGACCCGGCCTGGATTAGTTGCTCTAACCGCGCTGATGGTGTCATGGCTGGCATATCGCCTGTCGTTGCAACAAACTTTACGAAATATGATGGAGGGAGTAATAACACGAACCCGCCACCGTATGGATGCGGACCTGATGGGAATGGGTATTACAATAACAATACTGTTGGGTCTCTGGCCTGGACCGGTATTACAGCAACCGATCTTTCAGTTTTCTATTATGATGGTTCTGGTTCGTTTACCATCACAATTGATGGCGGCACACCTGTAACAGTCAATGGTGCGAACACCGGAGCAGCTAAAAAGCACGATATCAGTGGGCTATCCGCAACAGCCCATAGCGTAACGATTCAGAGCCTGGGAAGTGGGGTTGTATCCATTTTGGGGATGTATGGAAAGAACAGCGCTGTGCGTTCCGGCGTAACGGTTTCAAGGATGGGGAATGGCGGGGCTATAGGAAGTGATTTCTTTAATTTTTCTGAGTGGATCAAACCTGTTGTACAGTATCTCGATATTGATTTGTTGTTCGTCATCCTTGGTACAAACGATTTCAGGTTAAGCAAGGGGACGACGCAATATAGAAATGGACTGGTGGAAATAATTACAAAGTTTCGGGAAGCTACGCCCGGCATCTGTATTTGCCTGGTGTCACCGGGTCACTGTAATGCAACTGGTACTCCAGCTCTGTCAGAGTACGATGCTGTCATGCGTGAACTGGCTGTTGAGTATAACGTCAACTTCATTAGTGGATATCAGCTATTCCCGAAAACGTACGATAACAGCAATGGGGCCTGGGAGGATGGTTTGCACCTGAGCTCTCTTGGCGCATATATATTGACAAATAAAATCAAAAAAGAATTTTTTCAGGAGTAATTATGCCTATTACAGCCATTTTACTCGATATGAACGGACCCGTCATACCGGGGATGAAAACCCTTGATGACTTTACTATTTCAAACTGGTTCGTCGGGCTCCCGGATGTCAGTGCAACACCGTTCGCTGGTTATTATTTTGGAGAGCCAGCGCCTGATATCACTTATAACTCCTATAACAAAAACGCTCCGGCCGTCATCAATGGTTCTCTGAATAATGCTGACGGTTATATCTCTGTTAACAATACTGATTATCTGGATACAAACCAGAAAGCACCTTTGACGCTGACAATCTGTAGTGTGGCTAAACGGAATGCCGGAGGGGCTTCACTGAACGCCCATATGATCGCAGATTTTTCAGGTAGCGGTTCAGCAGCGAGTGGCTTTTCAATTGGCTTCACGAACGGGACCGGGAATCTCTTTTGTGTAGGCCAGAATAATGGTCAGCCCTCGGCCGGGTATGCCTATGCGGCATTCCCGGCCTCTATCGCCGTAGGTGATCTGTTCGCGTTTGCTGCCTCGATAACCCAGGGGACGGTAACCGTTGATATTTACAACCCGCAGACCGGGGCACTGATATCATCATCAACTGCTTTCTCTGGGACCCGAGTGGCCGGAACAAATAATGTCCTGCTGGGGAGGAAAACTGATAACAACAACGAAACAACGACCAAGTATATCAAGTCGGTTTTGTTGATGGAGGGCGTGCTTACTTCAGCAGAGAAGGTTTCTGTTGCGCAGTTCTTATTGTCGATGGAGTAAAACGAATCCCCCTGGGATATACAGGGGGATTCATTTAATTATTCAATACAACCTTTTTACTCTGTAACCAGTCAGTAACAGATGTAATTTCTGCATCTGACAGAGGCCCGGAAAAAATACTCATTTCCCTCACCTTGCCGGAGAACATCGTTGTTCTTCCCGCCTGCCCTGATGCCGAAAGGTATCCAGCTAAACCGACCACAGCTGACGCAGCTACAACATTCTGCCCGCTGGACCCAGGGAATGCTGTTCGTGTTACTATCGGCGCGTCATTAAGTTTGGTCCTGATACGCCTGTTAATATAGTCGAGTTCGACAAATAACACATTGTATCCTGTATTAAGCCCATTGATACCTATCTGTTCTGCCGTCTCTTCAGGCGAGGAATGCCGCGCCACAATTCCGAATGCAGTATCACTGGTGAATTGCAGGCGGATCATTGGTACGTTAGAACCTGCATTATTATTCATGCCGATATGGAAAATAGCCCTGTATCCTGACGTGTAATCGCTGGCTTCGGCTTTGATAAGCATTGCGAAAGACAGTGCGTCTTTTGCATTAAACTGTTGAGGGTTAAGAACCCGGTAGGCATTAATGGTGTTCACCGGAAAGTTTTCCGGGCTGAAGGTCAGCACATTAATTCCGTTTTCTGTATCCTGCTTACAAACACGTGTTCGGGCTGCTGTATCAATGGATGGATAAACCTGACCATTCTGGTAATCATTGATTGACTCAACCCCATACTCTGAAATTGTCACGCTGTCAGCTCCCAGCCAGTTAATACACTTCTGGCGTGAGAACGGAATATCATTCAGTGTTAGCGCAGGGGTTGCCAACACAGCACCGCGCATTTTAATAATTGATGTCATGTGAACCTCAGATATTTATTAATACAGCATCTAAATCAAAATCACGATAGGCGTTATATGTCCCTCGCAAGTAGACGACAGTATTTGTGTCATGGTATTTCAGTATGCCATTGTCCTGATAGTATTCTCGGAAAACCAGAGGCCTACAGATTTTCCGGCCATCTTTAACCTCGTCCAGCAGGGTCCCATTCCAGGCAGAACCGTCATAGACATATCGGGTTAACTGACCAAGGGCGGGAATTTTCACCCAGTTACAAACCAGAACATCAGTTGCAGATATGATAGTTCCACCTGGCACATAAAACGTCGCATCATCATTATTCATTGGAGAACCGCAGTCGCCTATATCATGTATTACAGGTGTCCCTCCCGAAAATTGTGACATTTTCATTCGTCGATAAGAATAGTTGGATGCATTGAATTCAGCGATAAGAAATAATATCGACACTCCATCATCCTTGACTTCAAACAACCGTTTTGTGTTGGTTGGTAAAGAGGATTCAAAGACTACATCAGGGATGCCATTTAAGAAGGGGTCAATATATCCATAAGTCATAATATCAGGCAGCGCTGTGATTCCACTATAATTGATGAGGGATTTATCACTCCATTTGATTTTCATATATAACACGCGCGTGTCGGTCGAACGTGGATGCTGTTGGATCGCGAGATGAATGGCGTTCCCGTCCACACTCTGGCAAGTGGTCATATACAAATCGGAACCGCCGATAAATGCATTGGATTGCCATGTCCTGCCGTTGTCTGTTGAGTGATGTGCGACCCAGCGCGCCGAATTCGTAGATCCCCGACGGGCAAATACAAGAATCTCATTCTGATTAAATGGGTTTCTGTAGGACTGGGCATAGGTCATATTTGACGTGTCAGATACAACCTCTGGCCCGGAAATATTTGCAGGATCTAACGTCTGCGATGACCACTTCCGAAGCCAGACATTCGCCCCGGAGTGATCAGACTGAAAAATCTGTATGGGAACTTCAGCACCGGCGCGCGTATCGAGCAAAATCGACGGTGCATCATGGTCGTCCGTTGATGCCGTATCGCCAAGAACAGCAGCGCGAGGGCCAAATTCATAGCACCCAAATTTTCCACGCTCACCCTGTCGGCGGCAGATAGCCAGGTTTCCCAGGATTCGCTCAGGCCCGGTCGTCCCCAGCCGAACGCCACTGAAAAAATAATCCCGCCCGAACTTCACAGCGACGTTATTGATCCACCCGTTATAGCCAATCTCACTCACCAGGGCATTGTCATAGACCTGGGGAGAAATAACCGGTGAAGATACCGCAACGGGCGTAGGTTCTGCACCACTACCCGGTGAGGCGTCATGAGTCTCACCGGAATCGTCAACCCAACGCAAAACGTTTCCATTTTCATCCAGTTCAACATGCGCTACGCCGGGTATTTGTGTGACGGAATAAGCCAGATCGAAACCGTATTTCAGTGATAACCCTGGAACGTGAGTTGCTCCACTATCCTCGCCGAACATAATGACACCGCTTTCCTCATCCTGTAGAAGGAAGGGAATGCCGGGAAGCACATCGCTAAATAGTCTGGTTGTCACATACTCATCGACAGATTCGACATATTCCTGTGATGGCATTTTTCGTCCGGTTGCGGTCAGCGTCCCGCCAACGTTCATGACCTCAATCGCGAGGGCGCTGTCGTCCGGGCTGCGGTAATAGGCGGTGCTCCCCTCGGGAATATTCGCGATGTCTGCCTGCGCCGCCGCCAGCGTCGCGTACTGCTTACTGAGCGGTATCAGGTTCTGCCTGATCTCATCGTTTTTCGCCATCATCTGGCGCCAGGTATCCAGCGGTTCACCGCCGCGGTCGTTAACCGTTCCGGCCGGACCGTTAACCAGCTCGTCAGCGCGCTTGACGTTATCCAGGAATATTTCAGGCGTCGTCGTTCCCAAAGGCGGGTTAAGTTCGGCCATGTTTTTTGCTCCAAAAAGAGGCTTCGCCCAAACGAGGGTTTGAGCGAATGGCCGCGTCTTTTTACAATCAGCTATTTCAAGGAGTTAGAACGTGCTGATTGGCTATGCGAGGGTATCAACCGGGGATCAAAACCTCGATTTACAGAAAAACGCGCTGATCCGCGCAGAATGTGAGCTGGTTTTCGAGGATATGGCCAGCGGGAAGAATGCCCGGCGGCCAGGGTTAAAGCGAGCGCTGCGGCGGCTCCGCCCGGGCGATGTGCTGGTGGTCTGGAAACTTGACCGGCTGGGCCGCAGCGTGCGCGATCTGATTACGCTCGTGTCGGAGCTGCAGGCGCGCGGGGTGAATTTTCGCAGCCTGACCGACAGCATCGATACCAGTACGCCAGCAGGCCGCTTTTTCTTCCACGTCATGAGCGCCCTGGCGGAAATGGAGCGCGAGCTGATCGTCGAGCGTACCCGCGCCGGTTTAGCCGCTGCTAGGGAGCAGGGGAGAGTCGGCGGCCGCCGTCGGGTAATGACTGAAGAAGTGGTGGAGCGCTGCCGCAGGATGCTGGATACGGGCGCTACGCGGCAGCAGGTAGCCGATGTAATAGGTGTAGACGTGAAAACAATCTACAAGTACCTCCCGGCGACTTGAAGACAAAGATTTCACTACTTTTCCTGATATGTTACGTTTGGCTTAATCAATTCATTCAGCTTTGAAAACAGTTTGGTTTGTTTGTGATGAGTAAGAAAATAATAAGTTTTAAAGATTTTCTAACTATTAACCATAACCTTATGCACATGTCCGATACATGGGCTGATTTGTGGGCGTTGATATTTTACACACGTTTAAGTGCGGGAAGGCTGCTGTCACTCCGTTACGATGACATTGATGGTTGTTCGATAATGATACGGGAACCGGGACATCTGAAGGCGCTACGTGTTGAATCAACCTCTCCAGTGGAGGGGATCATTGCTCGTAGAAGAGAACGCTATCCAGAAGATGTTTTTTTATTTCAGAGCCATTCTAACCGTGTGAAGTACCAACGCCGGCCGGTCACTATAATTGCTTTCAACGCCGCTTTACGTCGCGCCGCTAGATCATTACCAGACGTTAACGTAAGCAGTAGTAGCGCGAGAAACATACCGGACTAACCGCCTGTCCAGTCGCGTGTGGCCGATGTGACAGGCGTGGGAGTGAAGACGATTTACAAATATTTTCCAGTACAATACGGCGATAAAAAATCCCCTTGAGCAGGCACACTCAAGGGGAAAATACTACATAACATCATTGCTGTGTGCGTCTTTGCGCTCATCTATCTTCCAAGAAGATGCCTAGAGCTTCCAGATATTTCTGGTCTGAGCAGTTAAAACATTGGGTCGGTAGCCGATGTAATAGGAGGGGGTGAAGACGATTTATAAATATTTTCCAGCCGGTTAAGTTTGCTCAACTGCGAACCGTATGCAAGAGATCGCAGGTGAGCAATTTGCTATGAAGGTATTGCCATAGCTGAAAAATTTTAACCTCGCATTGTTCGCAAAACCATCAAAGAGCTAAGGCCTGAAAACACTTTAAGACTTACCTCACTCGTTACATCAATGTGTTACGGCAATGACATAAATTGATAGCCAGAACCTATATTGATCTGTCGCTCTGCTAAAACTACTGTATATAAAAACAGTGTTAATCTGAGCGAGTCAATTATGCAGTTTTATACGCCCGTTGAGTTACGTGAGATCATGCTGATCCCGTTGTACAGTGACCTTGTGCAATGTGGTTTTCCAAGCCCTGCACAGGATTACGTTGAGCAACGCATAGACCTGAATGAGTTACTAATCAATCACCCCCAGTGCGACGTATTTTGTCAAAGCCGCCGGCGACAGCATGAAAGACGCCGGCATAGGGGAAGGGGATCTTCTGGTTGTGGATAGCTCAAGGACAGCAGTTCATGGCGATATCGTTATTGCTGCTGTGGATGGGGAATTTACCGTTAAGAAGCTGCAGCTGCATCCGCGGGTTCAGCTTAACCCAATGAACCCTGCATATTCGCCGATAGTCGTTGGTAGCGTGGATACTCTCGATGTGTTCGGGGTCGTAACTTACATCATCAAATCGGCTGGCTGAAATGTTTGCACTTTGCGATGTGAACTCATTTTACGCATCCTGCGAAACTGTTTTCCGTCCTGACCTGAAGGGGCGGCGGTGGTCGTTCTGTCAAACAATGATGGCTGTGTTATTGCTCGTTCTGCTGAGGCGAAGCCCTTCGTCAAAATGGGGGAGCCTTATTTCAAGCAAAAGGACATGTTTCGCCGGCACGGTATTATCGCGTTTAGCAGCAACTATGAGCTTTATGCTGATATGTCCAACCGAGTGATGACAACGCTGGAGGAACTCTCTCCACGCTGCGAAATTTACAGTATTGATGAGGCATTTTTGCGATCTGACTGGTGTTCGTAACTGTCGCGACCTTACCGATTTTGGCAGGGAAATTCGCGAGACGGTTCTGCGCAGGACGCACCTCACGGTCGGCGTCGGCATAGCCCAGACTAAAACCCTGGCGAAGCTGGCCAATCATGCTGCGAAACAGTGGCAGCGACAGACCGGAGGAGTTGTGGATCTGTCTAATCTGGAAAGGCAGAGGAAGTTGATGGCTTTGCTTCCGGTGGATGAGGTCTGGGAGTCGGGGCGCCGCATCAGTAAAAAACTGGAGGCTATGGGACATTAAAACAGTGCTTCAACTGGCTTGATACCGATATCCGTTTTATCCGGAAACACTTCAACGTTGTGTTGGAGCGAACCGTGCGGGAGCTGCGTGGCGAACCATGCCTCGGGCTGGAGGAGTTCGCACCGGTAAAGCAGGAAATCGTTTGCAGCCGTTCGTTCGGCGGTCGTATCACGGAATACCATGAGATGAGGCAGGCAATATGCAGCTACGCCTCACGTGCAGCGGAGAAACTCCGTGGTGAGCACCAGTATTGCCAGATTTATCTCGGCATTTGTCAAAACCAGCCCCTTTGCGCTGAACGAGCCGTACTATGGGAACAGTGCATCGGTAAAGCTGCTAACGCCAACCCAGGACAGCCGGGAACATTATCACCGCGGCGACGAAATGCCTCGATGCAATATGGCGAGACGGACATCGCTATCAGAAAGCAGGCGTGATGCTGGGGGATTTCTACAGTCAGGGCGTGGCCCAGCTCAAACCTCTTCGACGACAACGCACCACGGAAGAATAGCGAGAAACTGATGGAAGTTTCTCGACCATCTCAATGCGAAAGGCGGAAGAGGAACTCTGTATTTTGCAGGGCAGGGGATCCAGACTGTCTGGCAGATGAAACGGGAAATGCTTTCGCCGAGGTATACAACTCGATTTTCAGATATTCTTTCAGTACGATAAGAGTTTATGCCTATAAATTAAATTTCAATCCAGAGGAATAAATGCAAGAAGAAAAACTAAAAAAAGCCATTGAGGAATGGGATGAGGTAATACACAATAACTTTCATAGTGGCATGATAAATGGAGCTAGTTTGGCCACAAGCGAGATAACATCTATTTTAGATAAGTTTAGTATGTGGTTATTGGCTGGTGTTGGCGGTACGGCTGCATTGATTATTGCAAATATTGATAAGGTAACTCCATACACTGGCATAGGCGGATTTAAATATATTGTTTTATTTTTGTGCGCGTCTGCGATTTTTGGTTTTTTAGCAAAATACTTTTCTATAGTGGTGCATTCGTCAGTTGCAGTTAGCATTCGTATGGCTCAGATTTCTGCAGAAGAGTTAAAGAAATACCATGAGCACTGTAAGGAACGAGATGAAATAGGGAGTGAAATAAATTATGTTAGTGATAAAAATGTAGATGTCAATGAATTCTATAATGATTACATGAACTTATATCCTACTGGTTTCTTGAGAAAAAAAATAAAAAAGACATTTGATAAGATAGGCAAAGACAAGCTTCATGGTAATCGAAGTGCTGTGACATGCGTAGTTTATCAAAGTTTATGTTTAGTGTTGCAAGCACTATTTTATGTGGCATTTCTTATATCTGTCGCCTTCTTAATAAGCATCAAATAGAGATGCTATTTATCAGTTCGCTAGATTGGTTTCTCACATTGCCCACTTCACGGGAAACAGGATGCCATATAAAATGATCTGCTGACACTGAGCCATCGGCGGCGATATCAGAGGCTTCCTTTCCCCCTATATCCTGCCGCATCCATTCGCGAGCTGCTTCCGGCGTCATGACCAGCGGCCGGCGGTCGTGAATATCTACGAGCCCTTGATCTGCTGCCGCGGTCACTATCAAAAACCCTTCGGCTTCGTCGCCGCGCTCAAAAGGCACGCTGCCGATCGCCGCCATGAAGATTGGCTGGCCGTCGGCGCGATGAATAAAGTAAGGCTGCTTCTTGTCTCCTACGCGCTTCCATTCAAACCAGCCATCGGCAAAGCATATCGCACGACCGTGCTGCCACAGAGGTTTAAACATTCTGCTGTTGGCTGCGGTCTCAACCCTGGCATTAATCAAGGGTGGTTTATCCCACCACCCGGGTGCGTAACCCCAGTGAACCGGATCGAGGTGTAGCTGTTCGTCTCGTTCGCTCAGGAGTAGAACTTTAGTCCCCGGCGCCACGTTGTAACGCCCAATCGGCTCAGGGTCGTATGCGATGTCGCGCTCGGCTTCTTCTGAAAGATAAGCCAAGTATTCTTCGCGTGTCTGTGATTGGGCAAAACGTCCGCACAT